CGGCACGCCGGAAACGGGGTGGCGCTGCCGGCTCCCGGATGTCCCAAGGCCAGAGTGGACTCGGGTAATGCCATTCGACAGTCGCCATAACAAACTCGTAGAAGATGGCGACCAGCTTTTCTCAAAGCGGCAGGACTTGGTGAGCCTGTGGCAAGAGATGGCGCTCAACTTCTACCCGGAGATGGCTGATTTCACCATCACGCGGTCTCTGGGTGATGAGTTTGCAGACCATCTAACTACGTCTTATCCGGTGATCGCCCGAAGGACTTTGGGGGATTCCCTGGCTGCGTTGCTGCGTCCGGTGAATCTGGACTCATCGTCGCCGGGTGTCTGGTTCGGTCTGGACGTGGAAACCGGTTCCGACAAGGATATCTCTACTGAATCCCGTCGCTGGCTGGAATGGGCGACTCTCCGGCAGCGCAAGGCTATGTATACGAAGGCTGCGAACTTCGTCCGGGCGACGAAAGAAGGCGACCATTGCTTCGCAACCTTCGGACAAGCCCCACTGACTCTCGAAATGAACCATATGAGGAATGGACTCCTCTATCGGTGCCATCATCTGCGCGATGTCGCGTGGTCAGAGAACTACAGTGGGGAGATCGATCATATTCAGAGAAAGTGGCGACCGACAGCACGGCAGTTGGCAGACGTATTCGGCGGGAAAGTCGCCGATCAAGTCAAAACGATGCTCAAGGAAAACCCCTTCACTGAAATCGAGTGCCGTCACATCATCATCGCGGCAGAAAACTACGAGTCGCGAGACTCGAACGGCAAGAAATTCAAGACTCCATGGGTGTCAGTCTGGCTCGACATCACGAACAAGCATGTGATGGAGGAGATTCCGTCACACCACAAGCAATACATCATCCCGCGCTGGGTCACGATCCCGGCGTCCCAGTATGCTTCCTCCCCGGCTGTGATCGCGGCGCTTCCGGATGCCCGCTTGATCCAGGCCATGAGCCTCACGTTGCTTGAGGCTGGGGAGAAGTTCGCCGATCCTCCCATGGTCGCAACCCAAGAGGCGATTCGCTCAGACATCAATCTGTTCGCAGGTGGTATGACTTGGGTGGATGCCGAGTATGACGAAAAGCTCGGTGAGGCACTTCGTCCCGCTTATGACGTTCGTGGCGGAACCGGACTGCATTCCGCGATGGAATTGCGCATGGACACGCAACAGGCCATTGCCAAGGCGTTTTTCCTCGATTCACTCTCCCTACCCCCGGCACCTACCGGTGATCAGATGACCGCATTTGAGGTAGGTCACCGCGTTTCTGAGTGGATTCGGAGGGCGATGCCCATCTTTGAGCCGATGGAATTCGAGTATAACGCCGCACTTTGCGAGGATACGTTCGAATTAATGCTCCGAAATGGGGGATTCGGCCCCATAAACAGCATTCCGAACGAAATTCGCGGCGCGGAAGTGAAGTTTAAGTTCGAATCTCCGCTCCATGAGGGGTCCGACCGCAAAAAAGCCCAGCGGTTTATCGAGGCACAGTCTATGTTGGCAAATGCCGCTCAAATCGATGACTCTTCGATCTACCTTCTCAATGCGCCGAAAGCTCTCCGCGATGCGCTCGACGGCATGGGTGTGCCAGCGGAATGGACCCGCTCCGAAGGGGAAATCCAGAATATCGTTCGCCAGCGCCAGCAAGAGCAGGAAAATATGATGCTTGGCGGGCAAGTTGGTGAAGGTGCCCAGGCGCTCAATCAGGCGGCAAGTGCCGTGAAGCAATTCGCTGAAGCTGATCAGGTGGGACGAGGATGACGTTAGATCAGAGATTTGAAGACAAGGTTATTCCGGAACCGAACTCCGGCTGTTGGTTGTGGGATGGTGCCGCCTCAAAGGGGTATGGCCAAATCGGAGTCGGCGGTAAGCTTCTCTATGCCCACAGGGTAAGCTGGGAAAGAACACACGGAGATATCCCGGAAGGCTCCCATGTGCTCCATCGCTGTGATGTGACTCTTTGCGTGAACCCAGATCATCTCTTTCTCGGCACCCACAAAGACAACATGCGGGATATGGCCAAAAAGGGGCGACAAAGGAGCGGTGCCCGTGGAGTGACTCATGGATCAGCACGCTTAACTGAGGAACAAGTTCTGGCGATACGGAAAGATTTGCGCCCACAGGCCGAAATCGCCATAGAGCACGGAATATCTCAGCCCACGGTTTCCGACATCAAAAATGGACGGCGCTGGAAACATCTTTAATGACAGAAAAGGGCGGGGCATTCGGTGGCGTAGCGACCTACGAAAAGGCGGATGCTGCATCAATCAACGCACTGGCGCGCGGAGAGGCGACACCTTATCAGCAGGTGCGCGCTCTGAAGTTCATCGTAGAAGTACTTTGCGCCACCTATGATCAATCGTATATTCCTGGTAATCCTTTGGACACAGCCTTTCGAGAAGGCAGGCGGTTCGTCGGACTGCAAGTGGTTAAACACACCAAGCTTAGTTTGGAGAATGTGAGAGATGGCAGAAGCAGCCCCAGTAGTACCTGATTCCGGTGGAACACCGGCCCCTGACGCCGCTGGGACGGGCGGCACCGAGTCACCCCCAGCAGCGCCGCCGGGTAATGCCCCTCCCGGTGATGGTTCTCCGGCCCCCGCCTCCGGGGAGCCAAGAGGCAGCGGTCCCGTCCCCGATGCTGGAAGCGAAGCTGGGGGTGAACCCGCTCCTTCTATCTCTGGAGGTGGCGGTGGCGGCGACCCCGATACCGGCTCTCCGGCAAGCTGGCCCGACAATTGGCGCGAAATCATGGCTGGAGGGGACGAGAAACTAGTCCAAAGACTGAGCCGTTTCAATTCCCCGTCAAATGTCGCCAAGTCTTGGGTTGCTCTCAACAACAAGATGTCTTCCGGCGAAGTCGTTCCGTCGAAACCCGGTGAAGACGCCACCGACGATGAGATGAATGCGTGGCGTGAGACTCAAGGCATTCCTTCGGAACCGGCAGGATACCTGGAGAATATGCCGGAAGGTCTGGTCTTCGGCGAACAGGACGAGCCTGCGCTGAACTCCTTCTTGGAGAACGCGCACGCGAAGGATATGCCGCCGTCTGCCGTGCATGACGCGCTCTCGTGGTATCACGAGAACGAACAGAACGCGCTGGCCATGCGCCACGAGTTTGATCTTGCCATACGCCAGGAAACGGAAGACGAGCTTCGCGCCGAGTGGGGCAACGAATACCGTGCCAACCTGAATGGCATGAACAACCTCGTTGAGACCTACAGCGATGAAGACTTCGCCACGAACCTCTTCAACGCGCGGATGCCGGATGGGACTCTGGTGGGTGACAACGCGACATTCATCCGGATGATGACCGACATCAATACCGAGGTGAATCCCCACCCGACCGTGACGCCTGCGACCGGTGCCAATCTCGGCCAGACAATTGCTTCTGAGAAAGCCGTCATTGAGAAAGCGATGTCAGATAGAGACTCTGAGTACTGGAAGGGTCCGAAGCATCCCGAATCCGGCGAAACCATGATGGCGCACCGGTACAACGAGCTTCTGGAAGCGGAAATCAAGCTGGAGCAACGCGCCCAGGGTCGACGCGCGTCGGAACAGGGATAGCGCATGAGGCCGATATCCGAAAACACGGTGATCCAAATTGACATCACTAACGCTTGCCATCTCTCTTGCCGCCATTGCACTCGGCACGTTGGGCACCATCGGAAGCCTTATTTTATGGATGTCGGCTATGCGCGCGAGGCAATCGTCGCGACGTTAGACTCCCCGTGTCGCATCGGCATGATGGGTGGCGAACCGGCGCTCCATCCGAAGTTCACAGAGCTTCTGGAACTCTGGGAAGAACTAGTTCCGAAGGACAGGCGCGAACTCTGGGTGGCGGGCTTCAAGTGGGGTGAGTATAAAGAGCAAATCCAACACACGTTCTTCCCCGACAGAATCCACTATAACGACCACTATTCATATGACGGGAAACACGCCCCTCTGCTGGTTGCTATTGATGACGTGGTTGATGACCCCGAACTCAAGCGGCAACTTATCGACAACTGTCCTTTTCAATCCCACTGGAGCGCCAGCGTCACTCCCAAGGGCGGTTTTTTCTGCGAAATTGCAGCTTCCCTTGACTGGCTGTTTGATGGACCCGGCGGTTACCCTATGGAACCAGGATGGTGGGACAAGGGACCGAAGGACTTCCAAGATCAAGTCGACCGGTACTGCGGATCATGCTCCGGCGCGATACCGCAACCCCCTCTCCCCGTGACGAACGACGGGCGCGGCGGGCGCTCCGAGAATGCCGACTACATCTCATCCGGGATGCTCCGGAAACTGGAAGAAGTCGGCTCCCCGAAGGTCGCACGCCAGCAGTTCGTGGTGTGGGACAAGAAGATCACGCGCGAGGATATCCCCGATAATCCCCGGAATCCTAGGGAATTTCGCTCCTTCGTTGCCCACAATCCCGACGACGTAAAAAAAATCACCGAAACCGCAAAATAATCGTTGACAACGCCTTGTTGCGTTCATATATCTCCCCTCGGTTGCTTGGGATCACAGGATAGCCGATGGAGACATCGGTAAAGGTGTGAAGCCTACATAGCATCGCCCCCTCGGGGGTCCATCCAAGCAAGCCGCAGCTTAAGTCGTGAGGCTCCTTCCGACGAGGGAGGTAATCCGGCAGGACGACTGGTCATAGCGATAGCCCCAGGCCAACGGTGAGGGGTGAAAAGGTGGGTGAAACCGCCGCCAGTACTCAACGTCGCGTCGGCATAAAAGCAAGCGGTAGTGGCAGAAGTCCGAGTCGGTGGACGAGGGCGGGTCGCAGAGCCAAGGGGTTCCGAAGACTCCTGAAGTTCGGTGCCAAAGGGTCATACCGGAGGTGCAGGCGGTGAGAGCTATTCCGTCTCTCAAAAGGAGATGGAGGTTCCGACCGGCCTCGTCGTCGTAGGTTTGCACGTCGCGTGACTGCGACACCGCGCTCGAAACGCGTGACAGATTGTCAAAATGCAAAGTGCCGGTCGGGACGGTGTGAAAGACGCTTAAGTCCTCCCTCTGCGGGGAAGGAGGAGCCACGGAAGTCGCAAGCGGAAGTGGTTTCAAGTATACCCGACCGAATTGGGGCGGCCACCTCAACCCGGTAGGAAAGCTTGGAGAAGCATCGTTCGCTAAGGAGTGGCAAGCCTAACTTGCCAGTGTCGGGTTGATACCTCTGGTAACGGGGGTGGACACGTTGGTAACGGCAGGGGTAGCACTCTGTCGGTACGCCAAACAAAAGACAGCCCATTAAACCCGGTAGTCTCACGGGTTTTAATTCCCTCCCTTGACAATCTTCCCATCTCAGAACTATTTTTGGCGTGCGCAACCCGGACAACCCGTAATCCGGCCCCATTGGTTGCTTTAACCGCCAGATGGATCGCCCCAATGGTGGTGACAGTCGGCCCAGCACCGGCAACAAGCAACATATAATACTGCTGACACCCCAACTATCACTTCCAACGGACAACCTTTCCTGTAGGCACGTTTGAACCTATAGGAGAAAAGACCAATGCCCTCCGTCGATGCCGCCCAAAGGCATTATAGGCAGGAGTTCATTGCGGGCTTTGAGGATCGCCAGTCCGTCCTACGGTCAACCTGCGTGCAGGAAGCCGTGATCAAGGGCAACGAAGCGATTTTCCTCGTGGCCGACAGTGGCTCCGCAACTGCCCAGACGCGAGGCGTTGATGGTCTGATTTCGGCTCGTTCCGACAACGAGACCCAGAACACCGCTCTCTTGGAAGAGTGGCACGATCTGGTCCGGAAGACGAACTTCAACGTGTTCGCATCCCAAGGCGACCAGCGCAGGATCATGCAAATGACCTCGATGGCCGTCGTCAACCGTAAGATGGACGATATCATCATTGCCCAATTGGACACCGCCACGAACGCCACTGCGGCGACGGCGGAAACGGCGTCCTTGGACATGGTGGTTGATGCCCGCACGATCCTCGGAAATGCTTTCGTGGACATCACCGACGAAGACAATATGTTCGCGTTGGTGACGCCTGCGTTCGAGGGGTATCTCATGCAGATCCCCGAGTATGCATCCGCCGATTATGTGAACGTGCAGCCCTTCACCGGACCCGCGCGTCGGTTCCGCCGGTGGGCAGGCTTCAACTGGATCGTTCACCCGCGCCTGACTGGTAGTGTTGGTGCTGGGGGTGCTGGCACCTCCGAACAATGCTACTTCTATCATCGTGACGCCATCGGCTGTGCCGTGGATACCTCCGGTATCGACGCGCCCATCGGCTACGATGAGGAACAGGCGTATTCGTGGTGCCGTGTCTCGGTGCATATGGGTTCCGTCCTCATGCAGCAGGGTGGCGTTGTGCAGGTTTTGCACGATGGCTCCGCCTACGTTGCGGTCTAAGGAGAACTGACCTATGGCATATGCAGGCACAACCTCCACTTCGCCGAACGCGCCTCGGTGCGTTTCTCAGGGCATCGTTGGAACCAAGACTTGGTTCTACGACTCCACCCATGTCTCTTCGGACGTAGAAGCCGCAAACTTCTTCACCGATGGTCTGGAGCTTGGCATGGCTGTTGGCGATATGCTCATCCACAAGTCCACTGCGGGCATCATTACCTCGCACACGATCCTCACGGTCAGTGCGACGGGAACCGATCTCTCGGTGGGAACGACTATCGGCCTCGGTGCGTAGCGCCGCTAAGGCTGAGTGTGGTAGAAGGGGAGGGGTTAACGCCCTTCCCCTTTTTACTTAAGGACACAGTACAGTTATGTCAGAGACGGAAACCCAGACGAAGCCGACTACCGACCGGCGCGGCACTCCCCCGAAACTACATCATGGCAGGCTCCGGCCCACCACGGCGGTTTCGCGAGACTTGACTGCGGACGTGCCGAAGGGAACGGACCCAGAACTACTTCTGGAGCCTTCGTACTGGGCGCACCACGCGAAAACCCTTCAGCCGATGGATTTCATCCGAGCCATCTGGGAGGACGGCTCCAAGATGCTCTGGCTGACGGTCCAGTATGTCGGCAAGAACGAGGTGATGACCGCCAAAGTACTTGAGGTGAACTTCGATCCGGTGGAAGTCCCGGACGAGGAGTCCGAGTATGAGGTGGCGTGGATTTCGCCGCCGGTGAAGTTCGCGGTGCGCCGGAAGGACGATCACACCATCATCATGGATCACCTGTACCCGCGCGACCAAGCCGTGAAGTACCTGAATGATCACCTGAAGAAGAAGACGTAATGGCAACTGACCGACTCGCCGTCTACAACATCGCCTGTCTCGCGCTTCAAGAGCGGAAGCTCGACGCCATCACGGATGATGCCGAAGTCCGGTATCTCCTCGATGAAGTGTGGGACAGGGGCAAGGGGGCTGTGTCGTATTGTCTGGAGCAAGGCCTGTGGAACTTTGCCAAGCGTGCGGTGCAGATCGACAAGGATAGCTCGGTCACGCCGTCGTTTGGGTTCAACAACGCCTTCAGCATCCCGACCGATTACATCCGGCTGGATCAACTCTCTGCCAGCGAGTACTTCTCACAACCGCTGATGCTGTACGAACTGGAGGGCGCGTATATCTACTGCGACGTAGACCCGATCTACATGCGGTACGTGTCCGACGACACCAGTTGGGGGAATGATATGTCCCTCTGGCCGGATACCTTTACCATGTGGGTGGGATACTACCTCGCTTCGCAGGTGGGGCCGTCTCTCTTGAACGATGCACAGTTCGAGAAGCTGGAAGCTCGCGTGAAGAAAGTTCTGAATGACGCGCGCTCCAAGGACGCCAGTGCGGAACCGGTACGCTTCCCGCCTTTGTCTTCGTGGGCATCATCTCGTTCGGGACGGTACAGTGGACGTAGGGACAGGGGACGCCGTTCCGCCCTGATTGGCTAATGCCTCGTGGCAACATTGAGCGGATCATCTTCAACCGGGGGCGCATTTCGCGCCTCGGCCTCGCTCGTACAGACTTAGATCGCACGGCGGTATCCGCCGATCTTCAGACCAACATGGTCCCTCGTGTCCTGGGAAGCATGATGCTGCGTCCTGGGTTGGAGTACGTCGGTGGAACCAGAAGTAATTCCTCGGCACGGCTGATTCCGTTCATATTCGACAACAACGATACCGCCCTTATTGAGCTTACGGGCGGAAACATGAGGATTTGGGTTGATGAAGCAATCGTCACGCGATCCGGTGTGTCCTCGACATTCACGAATGGTGCTTTCACCAGCGACCTCACCGGCTGGACGGACGCTGACGATAGCGGGAGTACGTCTTACTGGGTCACTGGAAGTTATCTGGGACTCCAGGGGACAAGATACGCCTCGGCTCGTCGGCGTCAGACCGTTACCGTCGCCTCAACCGACGCCAATACCGAACACGGCATCAGAGTGGTCATCGACCGAGGGCGCGTCGATCTCCGGATGGGATCGTCCACAGGCGGAGGAGACTATCTCTCCCCGGTAACGCTGCGCCCCGGCACCTACGACTTCTCGATTTCGCCGTCGTCGAACATCTACGTCCAGGTGGAGTCAAACACCGGATATACTTCTCGGGTTACCTCCTTCAGCGTGGACTCGTCGGGCAATCTGGTTATCCCCACGACATGGAACTCAACTGACCTTGAGTTGATCCGAACCGATCCATCTGGTGACGTAACTTTTGTTGCCTGCAAAGATCTTCCCCAGCGTCGAATTGAGCGATATGCCACCCGGTCGTGGGGCATAGCAGCCTACGAGCCGGAGGATGGGCCGTACCGGATCATCAATACCGGAAACAGCCGTCTCGCGCCTTCGGACTTGTCTGGGGATATCACGCTTTCCGCTGACGGTGATGTGTTCGACTCCTCGCATGTGGGTGCGCTCTTCAAAATCACTTCTGCTGGCCAGGAAGTTTCGATCAATCTTACAGGTGAGAATCAGTTCTCGGACGCCATCCGGGTAACCGGTGTGGATGAGGGAAGGAATTTCCAGATTCTCATCACCCAGCACGGCGCGACGGACGGCACCATCAAGGTGCAGCGCTCCATTGGGTCGTCTGACTCGTTTGCCAACGTGAGTGGGCTTTCGTACACGTCGACGATTGATTCCACCCACGACGATACGCTCGACAATCAGATCGTCTACTACCGTATTGGAATGAACACCGGTGACTATACGGGAGATTCGTCCACGAGCATCGCCACACTCATCTTTCCGGGTGGCGGCATCACTGGGGTGGCCAGAATTAATTCGGTGTCTGGCGCAACAGAATCCTCGGCGAGCGTGATCACCAATTTCGGTTCGACAGAATCTTCGGAGCTTTGGTCTGAAGGTGAGTGGAGTGGCTTCCGAGGCTACCCCACGGCGGTTCGGTTCCACGAAGGACGGCTGTTCTGGGCAGGTAAGGGGTCGGTCTGGGGGTCCATTTCGGATGCCTACGAGTCTTTTGATGAGGATGACGATTCAAACGCTGGCCCGCTCAATCGGAGCATTGGTACTGGTGCGGTGGATCACATCCCTTGGATGGTTTCGCTCGGGCGGCTCATCATCGGTGCTGAGTCCCGTGAAATCCAGGTTAAGACAGATTCGCTGGAAGCGCCGGTTACACCCACGAACTTCTCCCTGCGTGATGTCTCGGACCATGGATCGACCCAGGTGCAGGCAATCAAGATCGACAAGCGGGCACTCTTCGTGCAGCGCGGCGGCACGCGCGTGTATGAGGTTGGGTACACTGGTGACAGCCTGGATTTCGAGACGGCGGAGCGCTCAGTACTCATCCCGGAGATCGGTGAGCCGGGTATCGTCCAGATGGGGGTGCAGCGCCAGCCTGATACGCGAGTTCACTGCATCCGCTCGGATGGCACGGTCGGTATGCTCATCTCGGAACCGGTCGAAAACGTAGTTGGCTGGCTGGATATTACTTCGACGGGAGCCAACGGCTGCATCGAAGACATCGCGGTTCTTCCTGGGGCAGAAGAGGATAAGGTCTACTATGTCGTCAAACGCGAGGTTAACGGGTCGACGGTTCGATACATCGAGAGATGGGCTAAAGAGTCAGAGGCCCGAGGAGATTCGACGAACAAGATTGCTGACAGTCTTGGAACTTTTAACTCGACGGCGGCGACTACAGCAGTCACGGGAGCGGACCATCTCGTCGGAGAAACTGTTGTCTGCTGGGGTGGTACAGGAGTCGATCTTGGAACTGCCACTGTCTCCTCGACCGGGAGCTTTGACGTGGCTACAGCCTCAACCACCGTCTATTACGGACTCGGATACGACGGATGGTATAAATCCGGTAAGCTTGGTTACGGCGACAAGATGGGAACATCCCTCACCCAAAAGAAACGGGTGAATCATGTTGGGCTGATCCTCGCCGATGCTCATGCGCAGAGCTTGCACATCGGCGAAACTACTTCGACGGCAGATCTTCGGGGACTTCCCCGCGTGGAGAACGCGGCAACAGTCTCCACTGACAAGGTACATTCCGAGTACGACGAACAGGGCATTCCCGTTCCCGGAAGATGGACAACGGACTCGCGCATCGTTCTGCGTGCTCAGGCGCCTCATCCAGTTACGGTTTTGGGTGCTATAGTGAGTATCGACATGAACGAGAAAGCTTAGTGGAAATACGTCCAGCAACGAGAAAGGACTTCAAGAACTTTTATGGTCGGCATCCGCCTCACACCACGAAGGCGTGGGTTGCGGAACAAGACGGAGAAATCATCGGTATGGCCGGGTTCCAGATATCCGGAGAAGTACTTTGGGTATGGTCTGACAACACCGATGCGATGACTCCCCGGCAGATCGTGAAATGTGCAAAGATTTGCATCGATATGGCCAAGGAGAAAGGAATTCCTCTGATGGCTACTCCCGGCCCGAAAGGGGCCACGCTCTTGGAGCACTTTGGGTTCGAGCAAATTAGCGAGAAGTACTGGAGATTGGTGCCATGGCAGCAGCAGGCGTAGTTATGATGGCGATATCGGCGGCGATGGCCGTCGCGTCTGCTGCGCAGCAGGCGAAAGCCCAGAAGATGGAGGGTGATTATCGCGATGCCGAGGCCAAGTACAACGCCAAGGTTGGACGTGTGCAGGCACAGATTGCCGAAGGGCAGGGAAACGAGGCGGCGGCGGCGAAACAGCGTCAGGCAATTGAGCTTCGTCGGCGTGGGAAGCACATGACCGCCGACATCATGATGAAGAATGCGGCCTTCGGTGGCGGATCGCTCGATACCGTCAACATGGAAGCACTTTCGGACAAGAATGCCGAGTTCGACGCCATGACGGCTCTCTATGAAGGTCGGGAAACGGAGATTGGCCGGAAGTTCCAGGCCGATCTTCTGCGAACAGGTGCCTCTGGTGAAGAGGCGGCTGGTGCCTATGCCCGCAGGGTTTCTCGGGTGCGCGCATCCGGCACCATGCTTGCCGGTGTCTCGAAGGCCGCTGGCACCTTCTCGGGGTACAAAGGTGGCGGCGGGGGCAGTCTCGCTGGCCAGGGCGGTATGGCACAGCACACCGCCGGTTGGCTGTAAGGAATGAACGATGGCAAGAATACCCAATCCCGCCGCCACCGAAAGAAATCTCCCCCAAGCCGGAGCGCGTGGCGGAGCGCAATTCCCCGATGCCGGTAGGTCATTGACCAATCGTGTGGTGTCCGAAGCCGCGAGTGATGCCGGGAAGGGACTATCTGCGGCGTCTGACCAACTCGCCAAGTACGGTCAGCATCTCCAGCGTGGCCAGGATCGCATCAAAACCCGCGAAGAAGCGACCAAGCGCATCATCGCGCGGAACCGCTTTGACCAGGAAATGCAGGATGAGCTTCGTAAGCTTATCTCCGGTGATGGTGACTCAGAAGTACTTCAGGGAGTGGATCGTTCCGAGTGGGAAGATCCGGACGATGTAGAGCTTTCCAACCCGAAAGTCGCCGAAGCGTTCAATCTGTACTCTCGGAGCAAGATGGATGGTTTCATAGAGCGCCATTCCGGCTCTGAGGAGAGCCGTCTAAGTCTCCGCGCCGACCTCGATACGCTGTTCTCCAAGTATCGTGGCATGGCGGCAGGTGCCGCTGTCGAGGCATCGAAAAAGAAAGTCGACTTCATCTTCAAACAGGAAGTTGAGGCGCGAAATGCTCAGATTACGACTGATCCAAACTCCTTCCGTGGAATTCTGGAAGACAACATCGCGATGATCGATGAGATCGACCCGACGTTCACGGATGCCGAGGTGCAGGCGAAGAGGCAGTACATTTTTGACACTGCCGCCACGGAGTTTGCGAACAAGATGATCAACGCGGGTCAGATCGATGACGATCCACGTACTGGAGCCATTGGCCTGGAAACTATTTTCCTGAACACCCCCGGTCTCGTCGAAGGAATGTCGGGCGGCGTGCGTCGTCAGATTCAGGCGAACATCGCCGCGTACCGAAAGGGCAAGCGGAACCACAACCCGTGGGGAGCCAACGTTAACGGCGTTCCGGTTCCGATTTTTGAGAAGCTTCCGAAGTCCATGCAGGACAAGGTTGTGGCTGGGTCTTTTCCGAAAGAGCAGAGCGAGCAACTTATCATGGGGTTGCCCCGCTCTTGGATCATGCCCGTTCTCAAGGAGCATCCGAGGCTTGCTTCATTGATGATCGGGAAGGCTTTGGGCATCGAAGGTGTCCAGGTTGTCGAGGGGGAGGATGGCTCTCACCGACTCGAATTTAAGTGGGATGCTGTTACAGCCAATATGACTACTGAGGGAAGCCCAGCGGTTGCGAGCACACGACAAGGCGAGGCCGATATTGCGTATCTCACGGAAATGCTTGGTCACGCCCCCTCGGAAGATTTCGTGAAGTCGTGGCTGGTAAAGGGCGGAACTACGGTCAACATCAACGACACAAAGGAGAAGGCGTTCTTCGCTTCTTTAGGCCAAGGTGAGGCGAAAGTGGTCATGAAGGCTTACGAAGACGCGCAGCTTGCCACGGTGAGCCGCACACACTACGAGTTTTTCCGGAAGGCACTCCAGAGTGGCAATTTTGAGACCGGCTCATTCTCTGATTTGCGAACCTCGGTGGCGCGTATTTCCCGCTTCTTTGGTGTAGATCCGAACAGGATTTCGGCTCTTCAGGTACTCAAAGTCGGTAGCGCTGAATACGCAGATGCGTTCGAAACGCTTACCGCGAACATGGCCGTGGCATTCGCCCAGAAACTCAGCCGCGTGACCAACTTGGTCATGAAGTTTTCCGAGAATGCGGTTCCGAACGCCATGAAAACCCCGGAAGGAAATCTTCTGATCTTGAGTATCTTCGACCGCATGGCGAAGCGTGATCAGGATCTTTATGCGCTCCAGCGGCAGTATGCGGAGCGTAACGGCGGGTTGTCCCCCAAAGATCCGAGTGAACGGTTCTGGCACGAAATCGTTAATGATTACGACAAGAACAACCCCATTCTTGATGATGATATTCAAGCCCAGATGATAGAATACGGTGGCACCCCGGATCAGCCGAAGCCGGTGTCGGGATTCCAAGACTTTTTCCCCACCGAAGACGGCACTCCCACCACGAGAACAATTCGCGAACTGCCGGAAAATGAGCACATGAATCCGGGAGAACGGTTCGAGAAAATCGTTGGTGATGAGATCTTCGTTTGGATCAAACGGAACGGGAAGGACGTGCTCGTGGCGCGTGATCGGAAGAAAAAATGACCGATCCAAAGACTCATGAAGCGGCGATGCTTGGGCGCACGCTCATAGCCAATCCCATGTCTGAGGAAGAGGCTGGGGCGGGTGGCACGCCGCCGCCGGAGCCGACTGTTGCACCCATCCCGGAACCGACGATGCTGGGACGCACTCTTGTGCAGAATCCCATGCTGGAGGAAGAGGCTGGGCCTGGGTCGCCTCTGGGGAACATCACGGAGCCAGTGTACCGTGATCCAGATGGACCCAAGTACCGGGATGTTTTCGAATATGAGAGTGAGAGCGTCGTCGATGAATGGGCTTCGCGCGCGTACCATCGCTTTCTCGGCGATGATCTGAGCCAGAAAGACCCTATCGAGTACTGGCGTCTTGGTTCCGGTGTTGGTGGAAGCATTCTCCTTGGGAGTGCCGTAGCCAAATACGCATCACCCTTGGCAGCTAGCCCCGATCCCTACACTACTTTCGCCTACGGAACCTTGGTTACACTTGCTGGAACCGGTGGATACGTTTTCGGCTCCTTAGCCCCGGAAGCGGGAGCGGAGATACTGGAGGGTTTGGGGCTTCTGGAAGAGAACTATCGCGAAACGCACCTTCTCTCAAACCAGGACTTGATGACTCTGGCGAAGGGGGAATTCGTTCTTGATGCTGCCACTCTGGGGGCATTTTCTGCGTCTCGCGTCGTGTTCCGCCCGCTTGTGCGTAAGATCGCAGGCCAAGGAACCGGAAAGCTCGGCCTTCACACCGGTGCTGACTGGGTGGCGAAAACCTTTCCAGATATGATGAAGCTTGCAGACACAGCCGCCGCCCGAGACATTATTCTTATGCCGGTCCAGCTTGGTAATCGGAAGTTTGCTCGTGGATTCGTGAACGTCCTCGGTCGTTTTCCTTTCCTTGCGTCTTATATTTCCAAGGGTATCGCGAAACAGGAAAGGACTTTTCAGAAGATGATGGAGGGGTTGCCGTCGAGGATGGGGCCGGTCGCGACATGGGGCGAGGTCAGTGAGCAAATCTTAAGGTCGGCGAAAGAAACAACTGAAGCCATCAATACCGCTTTCAGGATTAGGTACGACACGCTTTGGGCGCGTGCCGAGGCGGCTGGGGTGTATATTTCACCCAGAAATACCATGAAAGCCGTCGACGCAGCATTCGAGGCAATCAACAAGAAAACACCTATCGGTGCGGACGGAAGACTTCTTGAGTCTGGCGAGGCATTCAAGCCTATTCTGGAACTCTTAAATGAGTTGAAGAAGATCCAGTTCGATAGTGGCGCGGTGGCGAAGCAAAGCCTGAAGCAAATGGATGGCCTTGTGGAGAGTCTTGATATGAAGGTTCTGAGTATGGAGCCTTCACAACAGAAGTTCGTGATGAACTTGGTTACGGATATCCGCAATGCTGCGCTCTACGATGTTCTGCATAATGCCGGTGGCCCCGGCGCTGATGTGATCGTGAACCAGATGCGTCGTATCGACATGGACTTCACGAAAACCATGCAAACAGTGTTTGAGACAGCGACCGCGAAACGCTTCGGTACGGTGGTGAAGCGCGGCCTTCGCGGGCGTGCGCTCGATCCAACCACCAGACATCATGTGGCTGATTTGGCAAAGGTTGTTGTGGACTTCAAAAGCGCCAAGGGCATTGACGAACTTGCCCAGCTTGTGGATGAAGACACCTTCAAACTCGTTACCGGAACTTATATGGATAACGCTCTGGAGATCGCCTTCAACAAGCTGGATGACGTTCAAACCGGTATGGGTGCTGGTCTGGATCTTCAGAAATTCGCCAAGTATCTTGGTCTTCGCTCCGATACCGCTGGTAAGCGTGAAGCTCTCGACAGGATGCTCAAGCTCTCAGGCTCTAACATCACCTCAAAAGAACTTCTGGACTTGGTGGACATCGGTCGGGTTATCAGCGACGTGGCCGCGCCGAACGTCTCCACCTTCATCGCCCGTCGCGCCACTCTGGGCGGCATGAAGACAGCGGCGCGCGGTCTGATGCCGGGTGTGATGATTGGCTCGGCGGCTGGCGAGGCGGCTGGTCAACGTCTTCTGAAAGCTGCGATCAGTGGTATAATGTTCGTGGGTGGCACGAAGTTGTTTGCCAGAATCCTCGCTGATGGAAACGCCAGCCGCGCTCTGGTGAGTGTGATGAAGGCTGAGACCCAGAAGGCTCGGAATTATGCGGCGGTGTTCCAGCTTCTTCGTGCTGGCGTCCAGGCTGGGTTTGATGCTGGCATGTGGACCCGTGAGCAAGTTGCTGAAATCGAGACGTATGCTGGGGAGTGGATGAGGGAATGGCAAAAGCTCGAACAGGACGGGGAAGCACCACTGTACCGCCCCGTGGAGTAAGACATGGCACAGACTGATCGACTTCGTGGAACCGATATGGCGCTTGCCATCAAAGCGCCCTGCGTCGTTGCGACCACCGGTGCCAACATCACCCTCTCCAGTACCCAGGTTATCGACGGTATCGCTGTTGGTGCGGGCGAACGAGTTCTGGTGAAGGATCAGACCGACGCCAACCAGAACGGCGTGTATGTCTCGGATGACACGTCCTGGTCCCGCTCTGCCGACTGTGACGGCGCGCGAGATCTAATTCCCGGAACCATTGTCTATGTCGACCGGGGCACCGAAAACTCCGACACGTTTTGGACTTTCAATTCGTCCAGCACCGCCACTTCCATTGCCATCAGTTCGGATGACATCACACTCAGTCAAGTCACGGTCTCTCTGTCTGGGGCCAGCGAGTATGGCTCCTCTCTCGTAGCCCAAAGCAATTCGTCTGACGCCCGCGCTGTTCTGGAGCTAGGCGCAATGGCGGTGGCGTCGTCCGTCGCGTCGACCGATATCGTGGATGGTGCTGTAAGTTCCGCACAGATCGCCGATAGCGCTGTTGGCTCAACTCACACTAATTTCGGAAACTCGTCCACTGGTGCAATCTTGTTCTATGGTTCGGATGGATCATGGAAGGGTGTGTCTCTTGGGTCGTCCGGGCAGGTGCTTGGCTCTTCCGCTGGTGTGCCAGCTTGGCAGGATATCAACACTACCTCCACTGGATTGGCTCCGCCCGACTACACAGCATCCACACAGGCAGTCACGGTGGATACCGCGCTAGAGTTTGCGCATGGCCTCAACACTATCCCGTCCTTGGTGTCCATTCGTCTCAAGTGTCTCACTGCAAATCTGGGTATCACCACTGGGCAGGAGCTTGAGTTCCAGGCCGGAACCGATGGTGACCAGCAAATCTCAGCCATCGTGAGCACGACGGCAATCGTTCTTCGGCAGGGTGCGGCGATCAACATTCATAGCACTGCGTTTAACTCTGCCGCGATCACCTATGCCAACTGGGGCTGGATCATAAGGGCTTGGATCTAATGACTACTTTTTGGGTAGACGCTTCCGGAGCAATCTTGATTGCCACCCCCGATGACGAGCCGGGACCGGCTGATGCGGTTGAGGGCATTGTAGACCCCCAGCCCGAAAGTGGCAGACAGATTTTCGACTTTGGCACCCGGACATGGGGGGCGGTACCGGCTGATACTCGTCCCCTCACCTCTAAGGAAATCGAGGAATTAATCGTCGACAGCCCCGATGGAAGGATCTCCAAAGCGGATGTGGACGCCAAGAAAGCCGCTCGACGCCGTTGACAAAATGTTGGAATACACTACTTTAAGGGGAGATAGACGGGTAGCACTGTAGTCGCTATACTTTTCCGCAAGGAGAACGACTATGAAGGCTTCTCTGTTAGTTCTGACCGTGGCCGCGCTCATAGCGTGGCCTTTCAGTGCCAAGGCAATGCCGACCGGATGCGTGGATAAGCGCGAAACCGTCATTGCCCACCTCGCCAAGAAGTACAGCGAAACTCTTAAGTATCGCGCCTACACCAACACCGGAAACATCGTAGAATTCTTTGTCTCCCCGCACGGGGCGACCTGGACGATGATGTTCATACATCCCCACAACGGATACTGCATGGGGGGATCAGGGGAATACTGGGAAATAGTTCCGATTAAGCCAGAGCGGGTGAAAGTGAAAGGTTGACATGACAACCGACGAAGTTGCCCGCCAGATGATCAAAGCTCACATCGAGCAATGTCGTGCCGACAGGGAAGATCTTCACAAGCTTTTCGAACAGATATGGACTGCCGTTGACGATATCCGCAAAGAGCGGATGCGCATGATGAAGGCAACTATCGGATTCTTGATGTTCGCGTGCGTGAGCATGATTGCGTACATCTGGAAAAACGCCATAATTCAGATACTAAGCGTAGGATAAGCATACCCATTTCTCGTAACGGCAAGGAGTTGTCATGTGCCCAAGCCGAGACATTCAGACGAGGAAGTCGTCGAATTAATCGAGACTAAGGGGATGAAGGAGACTTCGCGGATTCTGAAGTTGAATCTGCGTTCTCTCTACAAGCGACGGGAAAATCTGGAAGCAAAACTGGGACGCCAGATACACTCCGGCGGAGAAGATCCGCGCGGCCAGGAACAACACAAATACCGAAGGGTACTTAACCCACCTCCGGGGCGGCGGTATTTCGATGTCAAAGACGGCATCATCCTAATCGGCAGTGATGCACATTACTGGCCGAATTATGTTTCGACGGCACATAAAGCCTTCGTAGATTTCTGTGGAAAGCTCAAGCCCAAAGTAGTTTGCCTCAACGGAGACATGGTAGACGGGGCGACCATCTCACGATGGCCAATGGGTATCAACGAAGATCATAAGCCCAGCGTTGTCGACGAAATCGCCACAGTTCAAGAACGCCTGGAAGAGATACGGAACGCCGCGAAGAACGCGGCTTTATTTTGGCCGCTCGGCAACCACGATGCGCGTTTTGAAAACCGCCTAGGACATGCTGCCCGAGAGTACTGCCTCGTCCACGGATTTAGTTTGAAGGATCACTTCCCGTACTGGCATCCGTGTTATTCTCTCTGGATCAATGATGAACTGGTTATCAAGCACCGGTTCAAAGGCGGAATTCATGCGAGGCACAACAATACCGTCTGGAGCGGGAAGCACATCTGCACCGGGCATCTTCATAGGCTGGGTGTCACCCCCTTCACGGACTACAACGGGACGAGGTTCGGTATCGAGTGCGGAACCATGGCCGACGAGTATGGCCCGCAGTTCGAGTATATCGAGGACAATCCCCGGAACTGGCAAAGTGGTTTCGTGGTTGTAACCATCAAAGACGGTCACATGATGCACCCGGAAATGGTTCGGGTTGTTGAGGAAGGCGTGGTTGAATTCCGAGGGGAGTTCAAGAAGTATGGATGAGGTGGAAGCCATCGCGCGAACGGTATATGGAGAGGCTGGGTCTCAGACGCTCCATGGTAAGCTCGCCATGGCTTGGCTGATCATCAACCGACATGAGGCGGAACAGTGGTATTCAGGAAAAACGTATTGGGAAACTGTTCTCAGACCCGACGTGTTCCAGTGTTGGAACTGGGACAGCCCCATAAGAAGTGAGTGCATGGATGTCGGACTTGGAAATCGCGTTTACGCAGAGTCTTACTTCGTCTCACTGGGCGCGCTACTTCGAGACTCAAGGTTCCAAGACCCGGTGGCGGGGAGTACTCATTACCATCACTCATCGCTATACCCACCATGGGTGGGGGATATGCAGCCACAATGTATTATCGGGGAACACGTCTTCTATCGACGTTTGGGGTGAGGTCGATGGGATAGCTCCAGTACTTTTGCTAGAGGTTATCGAGGTTCCGGATGCGTACCGACACGACCATCGTATCGGGCCGCACGCCAAGCAAGTACTTCGTCACTTGATGGACAATTTCGGACGACACGTAACGAATGACGAACTAATTCATGTTCTGTATGGTCACGATGATGAGGGTGGGCCACTCACCGCCGAGAACATTATACGTCTCCATGTGACCCATCTCCGGAAACGGCTCCGTCCGGGGTGGAGCATTGAGAACGTGCGCCATAAGTGCTACCAATTGGTGTACCGCGAACCTAGAGAACTACGAAAGGCAGCGTGATGGATTTCCTCAAAGGACGTAAAACATATATCCTTGCGGCAGCGGCAGCCGTCGTAACCGCCGCCCATTCCCTCGGCTGGATTGATGCCGAGATGTGGGCAACGCTCCTCGGCTTCCTCGGTATCGGCTCCGTAGCCACGCTCCGCGCCGGTATCAAGAATGACGGTAGTTAGCGCCCTTCTCAGCTTCCTTTCTCGGGTAGTTACGCCCCTCTTACTCTGGTTTGGGGGGCGTAAGTCCGTGGAGAACGCCTATCTGCGGGAAGAGATAAAGCGGGGTAGACGCCGTGAAGACATTGAGCGTGAGGTTGAGTTTCTTGATCGCGATGAGCTTCGTCGTCGGCTGCGCACACGCGGGCGCTGACGGGTGCTCCTGGGTGGAACCGATCATCGTGGAAGAGAATGAGATAGACCGGCTGTCCACAAATCTACTTCGACAGATCGTAGTTCATAATACGGTTGTCGACGAATTTTGTGGCAGTAGGTAGAAATCCGTCTCGGCCTTCCATAAAACCTGGGTGCCTTCCAAGCCGCCATCGTGGTTATCGTCACTGGCGGCGCGCCGCACATCGCTCCCATCAGACCTGTATCCCCAATTCCGTCGCGGCCCATGCCCGCACCGCTTCCATGTAATCCGACATTTCTTGGGTGGTGAGCTTGGTAGTCGAGTAGTACTCCCGTGTCTCGCCCTGTACCTCAACCCGCTTGGGCTTGAGGAACTTCTGTTTCATGAACTCGTGAATTTCCTGGGACGAGTACCCGGTGTGTTCGGCTACTGCCGCCACGATGTTGTCGATCTCTGCCCAGTACCGGGCATTCTGGGAGAGGGTGCGCTTCTTCTTGTAGGGCTTGATCGTGACTTCCCAGTCGATATTGGAGTCAAGCTGGGCGATGTAGCCTATGAACGGCATCCTCTCCTTCTGCGCGTGGAGAATCCAGGTTTTGTCCATGTGTCCACCGTTTTGGGATCTTACAAATTACAGGCGCATCCCTTTACTCCTGTCGGGACCGTAATGAAACCGATGTGGGACGGTTCCGGAAGAGCAACGATGGGGTGACGTTTCGCAAACATGGGGCCGAACCGAACGAGGAGGGCGCGCCCAACCACAAACCTAGAAAGGAATTTCGTCGTCGAGTCCGGGGTCGTGCTGTGGATGGCTCGGTTCCGGTTCCGGCCTCGGGCGCTCACGGGGCGGAGAGACTTTCAGCGACAGGAACTTGTTTCCGTTTCCGGAAACCTTGATCCATCCGGCGAGCCGCCACTCGGTTCCTTCCACATCGATCTTCCCGGTGTAGTCGGGGCGGTTGGGGTTTCCCTCTTTGTCGTTACTGAAAAGTACTCCGGAGTTGGTGTTGTCGTAGGTCACTGCATACCTTCCTTCTTCTCAAGTTCCTTGGTCTTCTTGTCGATACGTTGCCAGATGCCCAGCGTGTCGGAACCTTTCTTGGGTGACCACCACGAGGGTAAATCTTCCTGGCATTGTATGGTAAGATTAACGTAGTTCTCGGTGAGCATCAGCGCGGTGAGCGATGCCACGTCTTCACACGCTTCGATATCGGTGACGAGCTTCTGAAGCTCCTTCTTCAGTTCCGTCTTCTTCAACGGACCCTTCCAGAATGCGTCGTCTCCGGCGCGTGAGGCCTTCTTGGTCGCCATGGCGCTGGTGTGCCGCGCCTGTTCGTGCATCGCTGCTGCGATTTCTGCTGCCTCAAGGTCGTTCTCTTCGTCCGACGCAAGCCCCAGTGCGGCTGACAGACCGTATCTGCGTGCGTAGCTCACACTGGCCCCGAGGGCTTGCATCGGATTCCGAGAGTCGGATGTTAGTACCGGGAAACGTGTCACAATCGACTGCCCCGACGAGTGCAACAAACTAGTTTCCACGTACTGATCCTTGTCGAAGTTGGTGACCCGCTGTGTCACGGCAATTTGGTATTTCGTGAGTGCGGGTCGTGTCTTTGAGATGATCTCATTCAGGGTCGCATAGGTGAACGAGAAGGTGCCCCGGTCTGTCTTAACCTCCACCGTCCGGTTCTGTTCGATGGGTGGGAACTCGGCTTGTGCTTTCGCCAATGCCAGTGCAATGCTCTCGCTACCCATCTTCCCAGTCCTTCTTGTGGGGAGACCTGTGCGCCAGATCACGCGCGATATTAATAAGGTCGATCCCGCCGTGTTTCCGCTGGAACGTCAACCGTCCCTTCGTATGAAGCTCAGTATGATGGGCCGTGCAAAGCGGCACAACATGAAAGTCGGGCGGCTTCGTGCCCATAGCGTTTTCCCATTGCTCTCGCACATGATGGGCTTGCGTCTTGCCCCAGCACTCATCGTCACGCACGGCGCATTCAAATCCACGTACCCACTGGAGATGCTTCGGGAACGACTTCTTCTTCTGGTTCCGGACTCCCATGGGGCGTGGTTTCTTGCGCTTGAGCATTAGTTGTCAGATTTTGCTTCGATGAAATCTTTCTTCCAGCGCCGAAATTCCTCTTCTGTTATTTCACCTCGCGCGCGCTTCACGATCATCGACTCGGACAGCGGCGTCTTGTGAACCACCGTCGCCTGATCAGAAAGATCAATTTCACGAGTGGCAGCCTCATCAAGTAGATCAGACAGCGAAAACTCGCTCGCAACCCACCATGCCATATCCTCAAATCCGCCACCAAAGGCGCGGGCGATCAAGAGCGCTTGCCAGGCCTCATCTGCTCTTATACAGATCGCCTTGATTAGATCGTCATTATCGATGGGGCGCACAATGCTTGTTCTCATAGCTATTCATCCCTCCAGTTCTGTCCATCCCAACAATATGGTGTCCAACAACTCATTTGACAAGTGATTTCTCGTGCCCATATATTGCGGTATGACCGAATTGAACGCACTAGGGAGATGGCGGCAGAACCAACATCTCTCGCGAGAACAGGTATCCAAGTCTCTCGGATGTACCACCGAAGCTCTCCGGTTATGGGAGCTAGGGAAGCGTATCCCGAGGGTCGACTTCATGCAGAAAATCTTCGTCGAGACGGACGGCAAGGTCACGGCGAACGATTTCTTCACTTGAACTCCCAGGCTCCCTTCATGTCCGTTCCGGACTGTCCTCCCAACTGCCTGGGTAAACTGTGGGGCGCGTAGCGTATGCCCCGCCTTTCCATCAAAGTGTCCGAAGACGATATCCACAAGAGCATCGTGGAATATCTCCGGCTCCGGGGCATCGTCTTCTTCCACATACCAAATGAATCCCGCGCGCCCGTACAGTACCGTGCGAAATTAAAAGCGCTGGGTGTCCGTGCCGGGGTGCCAGATCTGTGCGTCCTGCTGAAATACGGGGTGGGATTCATCGAGATAAAAAGCCCCACGGGCAGATTATCTCCAACACAAAAAGACTTCCGACAGGACTGCGAAAAGCGAGGAATTCCCTGGGGTCTAGCGCGTTCCATCGAGGATGCGGAATCACTTCTAACTCAATGGGGAATATAAAATGTTCAAACTTTTTGTTGTAATTGGAATCATCTGGATTATATTAGCCGTTACGTGAACACCTCACGGATTACGGAAAGGAAACCGAAATGCCGAAATCGGCAGCACTAGCAGAACAGACTAACGTCATCGAACTCGCCAGCACCAAGACCAACCGGCCCAACGGCTACACGACGCAGATGCAGCGTTTCGAAGACTATCTTAACATGATGGTCGATCAGCGCACGGCAGCGCTCGTGAAAATCACTCCGCCGATGGCCGAGGTGATGTTGGAGCGGATGCGCCCGAATCGCCCACTGTCCGAGAAGAAGGTGCGGGCATATGTGCGCGATATGGAACGGGGAAACTGGTCAACGACTTCGCAGGGTCTTGGCTTCGACACCAACGGGCATCTGTACGACGGGCAACACCGGCTCCATGCCGTGATCCGGTCAGGCATTCCGATGGAAACATGGATCATCTTCGGAAACGATCCTGCGGGTTTCGCTCATGTGGATCGTGGCAAGACTCGGTCGAACGCCAATTTGCTTGCGATGCAGGGGCACAAATATGCTAACGCCCTTGCCGCCGCCGCCAAGTTTCTCATTTTGTATGAACTCGAATCGATTTCGATGGCGGCGAACCGGCGCGGCATTGATTCGGGTGACGGAACGGAAATCACCGGCGACGACGTTTTGGATTACATCCGGACCCATCCGGACTTAGTGGAACTCCTCAACACCGAGGGTGTCGTCGCCAAGTACTACGACTTCCCCTGCGTCCCCCAGTCGGCTCTTCTCGCACTCGAATACATCTGCCGGAAGGAGCATCCCCGCAAGGCCGAAGAATTCTTCCAGAAGCTCTGCCGGGGTACGGATCTGTCCGAGGGTGATCCGATCTTCAACGTGCGTCGGCGTCTGACCCCCCGGAGCAAGAACACCAAGCTCGACCCCATCGCACACCGGGCGGCAATGATCGTCCAGGCGTGGAACGGTCGTAAGTCGGGGTTCCAGGTGAATCCGGGAGCGGCATTCCCCCGGATTCGGTAACCCGTCCGGGCATGAGGATGCGATGCCCGAAATGCTGGATGCTTTTCCGCCCCGCTGATGAAAAAGTCGGGGCGGAAAAGACCCGATGCTACTGCGGGCGCGTCTTCTGGCATGGATGGAATCACGACGGTAAGGTACACTGCTACACGGAAGTCAAATCGGAGGATGACTGGTATGAGTAAGGGGTGGATAGGCGTAGATCTTGACGGCACTCTCGCCCAATACGAAGGGTGGAAGGGGGCTGATCATATCGGAGAGCCGGTACCGGCGATGGTTGAGAGGGTGCAGCGCTGGTTGGCCGATGGCTACCATGTTCGTGTCTTCACGGCGCGTGTGTCTACACCGAACGCGCTAGAGAGAGAGGAGGTGGAGCGAGCCATATTCGAATGGACAAAAGAACACATCGGCACACCGCTCGTAGCGACGTGCATCAAAGATTACGCCATGATCGAACTTTGGGATGACCGCTGCGTACAAGTACTTCCCAATACCGGGGAACCAGTGGGGGACAGTACACGCGGCCTTTCTTGAGGAGAACGGTGATGAATGAAGTACGCTTCGTCCATGAATCGGAAGTTGTTGACTACGAGAAGAGAGGGTGGATAATTTCGGGCGAGCCTCTAGTGAACAGCGCTGGTCAGCGCGTGGTACTCATGACATGGACCGGTAGTGATGGTGACAACGCCCCCGAAGGTACACTCGACCGAGGAACTGACAGCGTGGGCAGCGACAGCCGATCCGGGGGATGAACGGGTTTATCACGTCGGGAACTTGATTGTAGATCGAGACCCGGCATTTTCGCTTCTGGAGAACCCCGGCAAGGTCGATACCATCGCGGCCACTGCCATGATCCTAGCTGGGTACCGCTTCGCCCGAGGGGTGCCATACTACTCACCAGACGTGCCCGCCCAAGTCCACCTGTACCAGAAACGCAACGACCGGATATTCATTTACATAGCGAGGAAGAGATGATCGATACCGATGAAGAATACGAAATGATTCCCCCGCTTCCATGGCCCAATGGGAAGAAGGGCATTCAGTGTGGAGAATGCGGCATGAAATTTGATCACGGCACGACATACGGATACGTTTGCGGGAATCAACGATGCCCGATCATGCCACCGGTGATCTCTGGAACGGGAGCGACAGCATGATCATACGACACCTCTGGATGCGGCTCTTCAAATGCAAACACCGAAACGCCTACCAACCCCAGAACTACATCTCCGGAATGTATAAGTGTCCTGACTGCGACACGATGACATTCTCCCCTGCCGCCCGCAAAGCCGTGGTTGCCCACATCATCAACGCGACACCGGCAAAATGACCTTCGTATTCCCCGAGAAGACCTGGGACGGCGCGTGTCCTGTTCTCCGTGTGGATATGAGCGGCGAGGCACCATTCCCCCACAGGGGAATCAGCATTATGGCGAGCGTTGCATACTCGTCCGGACTCTCTGTGGGCGATATCCGGGGCAAGTCCCGTGCCAGCAAAATAGTTTCCTGTAGGTGGGATGTTGTTCGCACCCTCTACGATAAGGGATACGGACTCAGCGAAATCGCCCGACTTATCAACAGACATCACACAACGGTGCTCCATGGCCTTAAACAAAGACCATCGCAAAAGTAAGTGGGGACGTGCCCAAGGCACATGGTCCGAGGAACAGATGTTGCACTTGATATCGGGGCATCTGGCAGGACTGTCGGCTGCCCAGATCGCGCGCGGACTCCCTGGCCCCGGCCTGCGGACGAAGAACGCTGTTGTCGGCAAAATATACCGGCTCCGGCACGCTGGCCTTCTTCGGCACCCAGAAGCGCCCACCGAGATAGTTGAAAGGCAGCCACCGAAACCGGAGGAGCCGAAAGTCAATTGGGGTGATTCGCAATGTGCCACACCTGGATGTGGTAATATCCGAGTCATTAATCGTCGAGGCTTATGCCAGCAATGCGACCAGAACTGGATTCGGAACAACGTGAAGCGCACCGCACCGGCGGGGCAGATCATCGATGTGCCGGGACGGGGATGGTGATGGAAAAAACCCCACGTACACAGCCAGTACGCGGGGTTTTTAGTTTCGAGGGAGTCTAAGTTGGACTCGCAAAAACCGACCACGGATGATGATGGTTTTGCAGGCTAAATATAGCCTCTCGCTTGAATCATCTCAAGAGTCGACCGCGTAAAAGTTTCCTGCGGCAGAGGCCTGGGACGTATCAACGCCCAGGAGTCCGGGGATGAGTGCCAAGGCGTCTACGGGGGTCATGGGTACCGACAGCCACCCGCGATGCCGCCCCTCAGACTGGTTTTGCAGAGGGGACAGCCGAACCTACGGTATACAGGTAACGCCCGCTTGAATGCCTTCACTTGGGTAAGAAACACTTCCGAGGAAGTAGGCGATCACGAGATCGCCGTTAGGCTTGGTATGTCTGGAGTTCTTTGGTAAAAGTAGCTTATGCAAAGGACTTTCGAGGAAGAGTTGGCCGCTGTGCGGCTGGGTGTGTGCGATGATCTTCGTTGCATACCCTGGGATGGCACGCCCTTCTATGCACCGAAATTCCCCGGTTCCAATGAAATCGATGAAGGCTCGCCTTTCCTGCACTGGTATGATTTTGAGGTGGACGGAAGGGTAAGCAGCGGCTTTCTGGTCTGTTGGCCCGAAGGAGCCCGTCTTCGCGCTCAGACGCATGAGAATGGGAAGGCTGTCACCGTCGATCATGTGTGGACGTGGTGGCTCGACCCCGCAATCTCGTTTGTGATGCATATCGAGGAACGGGAAGCGGCATGACATTCGTCCCCATGTCCCGCGTCGATGGCTGCGAAGTTGGTCTTGAGCATGACAACCTCTATACGCTTGATCCCGATACAGGCTTGCGGCGTTATCGTGTGTCTGGAATCAAGATGCGGGGGAAAACGGATAAGACTGTAGAGTTCATTCTTCGCCGTCCCGTGACGGATATTGAAGAGAAGGATATCGACGCGAATATCGGTGGTGAGCGTGAGTTGAGGGATATCCGCTCTGAAGCGATTTATTTCTTTGAGTTCTTTGACGAAGAAACCCAGGAATGGGTGAAGACGTTAGACCCTGACGCTGTGTTAGGGGGTAGATCGGAATGGCGTTAGTTGTTTGGCATGAGGGGATACTGGCTGTTGCCAAGCTGCGCGTCCCGGTGGCCAGAGATATTCTCGTCATCGATGTCGATGAGAGCCCTAGCACCGCCGAGTTAGTCACGGAACTCAAGAATCATTACACGAATGCCACGGTTGAGCTTCACGACGAGAAGATAACCGGCATTTCGTTGATTGATGATCCGAACCTATGGCGTGGCAAGGGAACCTACGATCTTATCTTACATATGTCGTGCGCTATGGCGTGTGCAGATTCGGTTCGCGGCCAGCGGTACGTTAATTTGTATGGGCAATCGAAGAACCATCTAGACGCAACGGGTACGGCGATCTTGTTGGGTAATGGGCTGCGCTCGGGCCAAGCGATTGCCGCTGTGTCGGGGTTGTCGAACAACTTTTATCATGTTTACGGTATCGCCCATATGGTGGTTGCGTCATGGCCGTAGCGTTATTCGGGACTATCAGTTCCCAGGAAAGTAACTCAGATCCGGCTGATCTCACCCATACGATAGAGTCCGGAGAAAGCGACGTATTGCTTGTCAGCGGCTCCCACAAGCAAGGTTCCGGTGCTGATATGACAAGCGTCATTTGGGACCCCTCGGGGGACAACGAGACGCTGACGGAAGCCATCGACGGCAATGATGGCACTCGATACGCGAACCTGAGTTACAGGACCAATCCTGCCAATCAGGACGACAGTAGTTATACGTTGCGGTTCGATTATAACGGTGGTGCGGGGGCGGGACGCCAAGGAGGCCTGAATTTTTCCGGCGTTGACCAAACAACATCGGTCAGCAATGCCGCTTCCGAGAATGCCGGTTCAGCGGCGATCAATGTAAGCGTTACAACCAATTCAGACAGTGACGATCAGGTTGTAGACGCGTGTTGTGGTTTTGCCTTTAGCGGCACGCTTACAGTTGGTGGCGGACAAACATCGCGGATTGATATCGACACGGGCGGTAATGTTTTCGGTATGTCAACCGAAGGCGGCGGCAGTACTCCAACCGAGATGGATTGGACGCTCCCCAAGTCGGGGACCTGGGCGTCCAGCGGGATGCTCATCAATGCCGCAGCGGGCGGTGGTGCTGGACCATCCGGACACGGTAAGCTTCTCAGTCGCGCAAGGAACAAACTAGTTCATGCGTGGAGAAAGATGGTAGACTGGGCGCGGGGCAAACCGGCGTACCCGGAGAACGTAATTGTATTACGGTGACTTCGACTTCGGCAGCACGGTTCATATTAAGTTCACCACGGTGAACTCGACCGGCGCGCCCACAGCCCTCTCCTCCGCTGGAGTGACCGTGTACCGTGACGGCTCCACGGTACAGGATTCGTCCGGAGTCACCCTGACATCCACCTTCGATACCGTTACCGGCCTCAATCACCTCCAGGTGGATATGTCCACGGCTGGGTTTTACTCTTCGGCGGGTGAATACACTGCGATCATCTCATCGGGTGCCGCGTCGGAAGATCTTTCTGGGTACGTGATCGGCCAATGGTCGATCCGTGAGAGATATCAGTCCTTCTCGACGGCTGGTCTGGAAACTGTCTCCACCGCAGGCTTGGAAACCGCTTCCTCGTTGGTGGATGTAGTTCGCTGGGGCGGCACCACGGTAGAGGGTATGCCGCACGACTCGTCGCTCGTGACATCCCAGTTCTCGACGGCTGGCCTGGAAACCGCCTCGTCCATCGTGGATATGCACTACATCGCTGGCGCATCCACGTCGGCACTGACATTCAAACAGCACGCCGATGCCCAGACTACCGGGATCACCCTGGATGGTTCCTCGAACACCTTCGCCAATACCGATCTGACAGAAACAACCCCGGATCACTACAAGGGTTTGATCATCAAATTCACCTCCGGCGCTCTGAATGGCCAAGGTTCCGACATCACCGCGTATTCGTCCACCGGCAAGGTTACGTTTACGTCTGTGACTGATAACGTGTCCTCTGACATTACCTTCGTGATTGCCTAATGCCAGAGGTTCCCTTCAGTTTTCGTGCTTTGACGACGTTTAAGTCAGACGAACTAAATTCCACGTACATGGAGGGGCTTACTTACACTGTACGCGAAGGCTATAATGAGCTAGCGGCGTTGGTGCCGGTTTGGGTACACATGGGGCGAATTGAAATCATTGGACCGGCGAATCGGTCTTCGGTGGCGGGACAAGGAACGTTGAAATGGCAGTAACACACCCCACCACCATTCGGAACCTCGTGGCCGATACCGTCGTCGACTCCCTTGAGGATGGAAGTACTTTCGGCCTTCTCGACTTCCGGGCGTCGGCGTCTACGTCGGTTGTTGTGCTTACGTTCGACTCAACAGCGTTCGGCGCGGCATCTGGCGGCACCGCTACAGCTAACTCTATCACTGATGGCACTGCCTCGACGGCGGGTACCGTTACCGTGGCCGTTGGTCTGGCCTCGTGCTCCACGGAAGTATTCCGGTGTTCCGTCACCTCGACGGGGGGCGGCGGCGATATCGAGCTTTCGTCCAACGTGATTTCTTCCGGGCAGACAGTCTCAATCACGTCGCTGACATATTCTGCGATGAGCTAGAGCCTCAACTCGATGAGGCTCTTGTATGAAAGCTCAAGGGAAAGACGGGGTTAGCCACCACGAAAGTCGTAGATAATGGCTGTCGGCGACGTTGGAATTTGGACTGACAGTGCTGGCGGCCAATCCCCCGGAACTTCGTTCACCACGGTCGACTTTGCGACCGAAACCCTAAACCAAAATTCCATTTATTCTGAGAGTGCTGGCGTCGTCACGCTGACGGAAGCTGGCCTCTATCTGGTTGTTGCGACGTGCGAATATACAGGCGCGTCCAACCGGATGAATCCCAATGGCCAGATTATCCATACGGGAAGCGGTGATTTCATCAGCATCCCTGGGTCTGGTTACACTCGTGATGCCAACAACGACGAAACTAGTTTTAAGGCTTATGGCCTTGTCTCTACGGCTGCAACCACAGACACTGTGGCTTGCCAGCATCGCCGTGACGGAGACAGTTCTGGCACCGGAACAGCGGCAAACGTCTCAACCCTCACGGTCATCAGGCTTCACGACAGTGCGTCTATCGGCATGTATGAGGATACAACCGATACGACGGACCCGAGTGCTGCGACGTGGGCAGATGTAAGCCTCAACAGCAATATTCTGGAGAACGATACCGACAGTATCCAGCGTAGCGGCAATGACATCACAATCAAGAACACCGCCCGCTATCTGATCGGCTACGGTTTCGGGTGCGACAATACTTCCGGGGTTCGGACTTCGCGTCTTGTGCGCATGGAGAGCGGTGGCTCGGCGCTGGATGCGTCCACCCACGCTTCATATAGCCGCGATTCCGACAACCAATATATGCGCCCTTCGGGGATGATCCTGTACGACAACTCGGGATCAACCGTTATCACGATGCAGGGGTCGCGGCAGGGGGCGACTGAGACAGGAACAACTTCCAGGGTTGCTGGTGTTGGGGGTGTTTTTGTTGTCGAACTGCCTTCCAGCGCAGAGGTTTACATTGGCGTTGACGGGACAGCCGCCCAAGACACGGCATCAACTTCGGCGGTCACGCACAATGCGATGCGCTCGAACACCGCGATTGACACTGATAGCTTTGCGAGTTCTGGCACGGATGCCCTCACGAACGATTCCGGCGCTGCGATAGACGCTCTTGTTTGGGGCAACATATGGGCGACTCGAACATCCTCAAATGGGACGCGGCTTACGCGGCGCGCCCAGCTTGAGTTAAACGGCACAGATCGCACCCGTGGGCGGCATATCTCATACAACCGTGGCACGCAGGGTAGCGATGATTGCCCAGATTATTCTTTTTGCGCTCTCGATGTCATTGATGGCTGGCCTGACGGCCAGGATGTCCAGCTTGAGACCGTCGACAACGGATACAACGACGGTAACGCAACGCCGACAATCGCGAATCAAGTTGGCTTTTTTGCGATCAATCTAGGGACGCTCGATAGCGGTCCCGGCTCGGCATCTGGTAATGGCGCACTCTCCGCACAGGCTGCCACGGTATCTGGCGAAGGAACTAGTTCGTCCGCTGGTAATGGTGCTGCTGACTCCGGTGCGGCAACCATCTCAGGTTCAGGCGATCTCAGCGCATTCGAGCGTCCAGTTGGTGTTCTCACGAGGTTTGGCCTCGCGGGCTTCCTGCGCCCAGAGGGTGATTTTGCCAATAAGGGTGCCGGTGCGGCAGATCACACAGGCAATGGTGCGCTTCAGGCGGGCGATGTCACTATCGTTGGTGAGGGAACATACTCCAGCACCGGTAACGGCGCTCTCACAGGACAAGACGCCACCGTATCCGGTGAGGGAACTAGTTCCAGCGTAGGTAACGGAGCACTTGTAGCCCAAGACGCTACAGTTTCGGGGTCTGGTGTTGCCAAGCATCTGGGCGAGGGCGCTCTTAGTGCCCAAAACGCGGCGGTCTCCGGCGAGGGTACGTCCCAAAGCGTCGGTAATGGAGCGCTGGCGGCGCAGGATGCGTCTGTCACGGGCGAAGGCACCACTGCGTCCGTTGGTAACGGTGCTCTCACCGCCCAAGACGCCACGGTATCGGGTGAGGGAACATCTCAGAGTGTCGGTAACGGTGCGCTCAGTGCCCAAGACGCGACCGTCTCTGGCGAAGGCTATCTTCTTTGGACGGGTAATGGCGCGCTCGCCGCCCAAGATGCCACAGTCTCGGGCGAAGGCACCTCTCAAAGTGTCGGTAATGGCGCACTTTCCGCCCAGGATGCCACAATCGTTGGTGAGGGTGAGCTTGTTATCTCCGGTAACGGCTCGCTTGCGGCTCAAGACGCCACGGTATCGGGCCATGGAACTAGTTCGTCTGTTGGTAACGGTGCACTCTCTGCGCAGGACTCCACAATTGCTGGTTCCGGTGCTGTCGCCACAGCCGGTAACGGTGCGCTTAACGCTGGCGATGCGACCATCACGGGTGAGGGAACGTCACAGAGCGTCGGTAACGGTGCCCTTGATGCCCAAGACGCGACGATTGCCGGTTCCGGTACGTCTTCTGTCTCGGGTAACGGCGCTCTCGCCGCAAATGACGCAACCATCGCAGGATCGGGCACGTCTCAAAGCGTTGGTAACGGAGCGCTGGCCGCGTCTGCCGCAACCGTCTCGGGTGAGGGGTATCTTCTCTGGCAGGGCAACGGCGCACTGGCAGCGAACGACGCCACGATATCGGGCGAAGGCACATCCTCCAGCACTGGTAACGGTGCGCTCACCGCACAAGACGCCACTGTATCTGGTGAGGGAACTAGTTTCTCGGTCGGTAACGGTGCTCTGGATGCCGGTGATGCGACGATATCCGGCTCCGGTGTCATCACAGATGCCGATGTCCTGGGTGGCGGCACCTTGGTTGCTGGCGATGCCGATATTGTGGGCGAGGGTATCTCGTTCTCAATTGGTAATGGCGCACTTGCGGCGGGTGATGCTACAATAAGCGGGTCGGGGCTGAGAGAAGGCGATGACGCTGGCGTCACCACGAAGTTTGTATATCGTCGGCGCAGTCGAGTCCGTGCTAAGAAGAGAGTAGCAGCCTAGAGAGATCGATATGGCAATCCAAACGTTCAATCAGCCTTTCCGGCCCATCAATTCTACGGCACCCAGTTTCCGCGTGTCGGTCACGAACGCTTCCACCCTGAATGCCCTTGAGTCCACAAGCCTTCGCGAATGGCCCAACCCCGCGAACCGGACTGTTCGGGTGTCTTCGATTGAAGCGGGTGACTACAGCCTGAAGTTCGGCACATCCGATGCCGTCGCGGCGTCGACTGACAGCATGATGGTTCTCGGCGGAACCGTGGAAGTCTTTGAAGTGCTTCCGTCGCACACCCACATCGCCATGCACTCGTCCACCGATGTAACGGTGAACGTGACACTCGGGAAAGGACATTAATCATGCCCGCACGCAGTTTTGCAGGTGATATTCCTGCTTCGGCTCTGGTGGAGATCGCAGCCGATCCTTCTGCATACAAGAAGAAGATCGCCGAGATTCAAAAGCGCACCGCCGAAGCCGATGAGGCCGCGAAGAAGAACCAGGAACGCTTCGATCAAGCCGAGGCAACCCTCGCCGAGATTCGCGAGATGACGGCCAAGCTTGAGAAAATGGAGAAGGACTTCGACGCAAAGAAGCGGAAGAAGAACGACGAGCAAGACCAGCGTTCCATGGGGTTGGATCGTCGGGAAGATGCCGTCGCTGATCGTGAGGCGGCGTGCAATGTTCGGGAGCGGGATCTTGGTGAGCGCGAGAAAGACTTGATGGGGCGCGTCAAGGAGCTAGAGGATTCCCTCAAGGCTTTAGAGAAAGGCATGGACGGATGCGCGAAACAGAAGGCGGAGCTAGATGCGCTGGCAAATGCGCTCAAAGACCGGGACGCCAAGGCACTGGCGGCTCTGAAGGCAGCGAAGCAAGCTCTCACGTACTGACATGACCCCCGTGGTCATCATGTGTGGTGGACTCGGAGAGCGACTCCATCCCCTCACCCTTACCACCCCGAAGCCCATGCTCCCGGTCGGGAAGCACCCGGTTCTGGAAACCATCATAGACGGGTTCATATCCCAAGGGTTCCGGCACTTCTTTCTGTGCGTGAACTACAAGAAGGAACTCATCAAGGAGTACTTCGGAGATGGTTCGTCGAAGGGTGCCCGGATCAAATACATCGAGGAGGAGAAAGCTCTCGGTACCGGCGGTGCCCTGAAACTACTTCCACAGTTAGAGAATCCCTTCATCGTCACCAACGCTGATGTCCTGGCGTATAACCTCAAATACGGCCAACTCATGGAGCATCACGCCCGCTCCAATGCCCAGGCAACCATGTGTGTTGCTTATCATCAGCAGCAGATTCATTATGGTGTCGCCGATATCGAAGAGGGAAGACTGATTGGGTTGGCGGAGAAACCGGTTCACTCTTGGGCGGTCAATGCTGGCATATATGTTCTGGACCCGTTGGCGCTGGAGTACGCGCCGAGGAGAGCCAAGTGGAACATGACAGATCTGATCGAAAAGATGATTCCAGAAGTGTCGGTGTATCCTCTACAGGATTACTGGCTGGATGTGGGGAGACTGGAAGATCTGGCGGTAGCGAACGCCCGCGCTATGCAATAAGGACGTTGGGGGTATGTCTGGCGCGCGGCGGGTCCAAACGAGTTCCCAGGAAGAATATCAAGCCTCTCGCTGACGTACCCCTGATCGGCTGGACGATATCGTGCGCCCAGATCGCCAGCCGGTTGGATGCCTTTGTGGTTTCGAGCGAGGATGATGAGATACTGGAGGTAGCCAAGGGGATGGGGTCGCATGTGATTCGCCGCCCCCCTGATATGGCTACCGACGAAGCCTCTTCGTACCCCGCACTACTTCATGCGTTGGATCAGTTCGATGTACCCTTTGATTTTCTATGTCTACTGCAACCAACTTCTCCGTTCCGGCTCCCGACAGATGTGGACTACGCCATCACGCTTGCGGAGCATTACGAGGTGGCGGCGGTGGTTTCCGCTACGGCAACAGATGAAGAAATGGAATCGGGTAAAGCGGTCTTTTTCAATGATGAGTTTCCCCCGAACGGGGCAATCTACGTCGGACGAACGGACTGGCTGAGAGACGGCGGGAATTTTGATGCGCCGGGACTCGGAAGGTTCTATATGTCTCCCGACAGGTCTCTCGATATCGACACACCAGAGGATTTTCTGGCGGCGGAACAGGAAGTGCAAAGGAGAATGGAGTGGGACGAGTAAACCCCTTCGATGAGCTTTACGAAGAGTGCAACACCGGAACCAACCAGAGCCAACTGGACAACCTTCCGGACATCCCCTCCCACATCGATATCGAAATCACCAATGCGTGCAACTTCCGATGCCTGATGTGCCCGACCGGGAACTACGCCATGCAGCGTGCCACCGGGATTATGTTGGCCGACACTCACCACAAAATAGTTCGCCAGTGCGCCGAGCATGGCATCGGACTCCGGTACATTGGGTACGGCGAGCCGATGCAGCACCCGATGTTCTTGCCGTTCATGCAGGACGCCAAGGCGCATGAGGTATTAGTTCATGTGAACACCAATGGATCGTACATGAATCGCAGACTGGCGCATGAACTTTGCGATATCGGCTTGGATAGCATCAAGTTTTCGTTCCAGGGGGTGGATCGGAAATCATACGAAGCAATGCGAAGGCAAGACTTCTTTGATGGCTTGTACGATGTTATGGGAATCCTGCACCGGGTACGGGGCCGTCGCGACAAACCCTTTATTCATGCCAGCACCACGATCACCACGGAAAGTCAGCGTCAGGTACAGCTTTTCAGGGATAAGTTCAAATACGTCGCTGATCGCGTGACGGTTGGACACACGACATTCGACTATTTCGATGTGGGCGCTGTCCGGATATCGGATGAAGAAAAGGCGATGTTGGAAGATCACAAAATGAAGCAAACCGTGATCAAGCGTCACCCCACTCCGTGCCCGGAAGTGTTCCACAAACTCTCTATAAGTTGGGATGGGTCAGGGTCCGTCTGCTGCAACGACTACGACAACGAAACGCACCTCGGGACGATTCATGATCTTGACATCCCAGAGATGTGGCAACATATTGTGATTACGGAGTACAGGAAACGCCTTGCAAAAGACAAGTACGAGGGAGTCCTGTGTGGTAATTGTTGGGACTACATGAGCTTAACGCATGGCGCGAAAAACGATAGAGGAAAGGTTTCTAGAGAAAGTTCAGAAGACAAGTAAGTGTTGGCTCTGGACTGGGGGACGCGACGGGAAAATGGGATATGGCCGTTTCCGAGTTGGAAAAAAAAATGATGGCGGCACATCGTTATTCTTATGAACTGGAGCATGGTCCGATACCGGAGGGCTTGGTGATTGATCACTTGTGTTCCACTCCGCCATGCGTGAGGCCATCTCATTTGGAAGCGGTTACTTCTGCTGAGAATCTAGCCCGTACCCACGCAAGGGGTAGAATGCAGGGGCACAAAATGTATCAGACTCACTGCATTCATGGGCATGAGCTATCGGGAGATAATCTATATGAGTGGAGAGGCACAAGGAATTGCAGAAAATGCAGAGCCATCACTCAAGCACGCCGCAGACGCAAGTTGCGCGGGAAAGACTAAGTTCCTCAACTGGGATCTCGCCAACAAGATGGCGAAGAAGGCGACGAAGAAGTCCCGCACCCGCGTCTCGGTATACCGGTGTGACATCTGCCGTAGCTGGCATATTGGCGGGAGACATTCATGAAACCTCTTTGGGACTCCGTGACTGAGGCCAAGGTACGCGCCGCCGGTAGGTCACTCGATGAGCAGAAACTCCCCAAAAGTGTGAAATTCTGCACACGCTGTGTAGTATCAAACCAGCGCCCGCGCATCACCTTCAACAAAGCGGGTGTGTGTTCGGCCTGTCTGTATCAAGACAAGAAGGCCAACGAGATTGACTGGTACAAGCGGGAGTCGAAGCTCCAGAAACTACTTGCCAAGCACCGGTCGAATGGACTGAAGCATGACGTGATCGTACCGGCGTCGGGTGGAAAGGACTCGTCGCATGTGGCGCTGGAGCTTTCCAAATACGGGATGACGCCCCTCGCGGTGCGATGGGCACCCTTCATGCCTACCGATGTCGGACGCGAGAACTGGCAGAATTTCTGTGCCGAGTTCGACTCCGTGACTATTCGCCCGCGCGGGACGATCCACCGGAAGCTCGCTCGTCTCGGGATGGAGTTCTATGGAGACCCGTTCCTGCCGTTCATCTTCGGACAGCTTTGCGCACCCATGAGGGAAGCACGTCGACGCGGGATTCCCCTGGTGATGTTCGGCGAGAACGGTGAAGCGGAATATGGCGGCGATACCGCAGCGGACGAGAAACCCTGCTGGGATTTCGAGGAGTGGGATAAGATCTACTACAAGGGCGGTTCGGTTCACACGCTCTTTAATCTAGGTGTGACTCTCGGATGCTTCTCCGACTATGAGAAGAAATCCTTCATGCAGGACTACACCCTTCCGCCCATGACGCAGATCAAGGAGTACGGTATCGAGTTCCACTGGCTGGGGCATTACAAGCGCTGGCATCCCATGGAGAACTTCTATGAAGCGCAGGACAGACTCGACTTCCAAACCCATGACGAACGTTCAGAGGGCACGTATACGAAGTTCGCGAGCTTGGACGATAGACTCGACGGACTCCATTATTTTTTTGCCTATGTGAAATTTGGTATCGGGCGGTGCACGAGCGATGCGGCCCAGCAAGTTCGGAACGGAGACATCACGAGGGAAGAGGCGGTTGCCCTGGTAGACCGTTACGATGGTGAGCTTCCAATCAGGTATATGGAAGAAGTTCTGGCGTACCTGGGGTGTGACTTCGATCACCTCATGACGGTGGTAGATCGGTACCGGCCCGAACATCTTTGGGAATGTGGAGATCAGGGGATATGGAGGTTACGTGCTAGCGTTTCGTCTGGTGGCAAGACTCGACATAAAACATCCGCATCTGATCAAGACGAGACAGATGGACGGGGTGCGGAAGGTCGGAAACCCTGAAGACTATGCGAGGAAATATGAAGATGCCGGAATCGATGAAATCGTTTTTCTCGATAGTGTGGCTAGCCTCTATCGGCGCAATCATCTTAGTGGCCTCCTTCGCAGCGTTTCTGATGTCTTCGTTCCTGTTGCTTGTGGTGGGGGTGTGCGCTCTACCGTTGGCGCTCGCGAGCTTCTTAACGAAGGAGCGGATAAAATCGTTATCAATACGGGCGCAGTCGAACGTCCCGAACTAATTAACGAACTGGCGGCAAAACTCGGAGGGCAATCGGTTGTCCTTCAACTCGATACCAGAGAAGAGGAGGTTTTTTGTGATGCAGGCCGACAACGTACCAACCTCAACGCGCTGGAATGGGCGCAAGAGGCAGTTGAGAGAGGAGCGGGCGAAGTATTCTTTACGTCGATACCGCATGAGGGCACAGGTCGCGGAATCAATCGCGGTCTTCTGGAGCGTCTGTGCGATCTATTGCCTGTTCCTGTTTTGTATTGCGGGGGTGTGGGGACTACAGCGCATATCATCGAGGCGCATCGGGCGGGGGCATCCGGCGTTGCCATGGCGAAAGTACTTCACTACGGAGAACTGACGCTCGAACACATACGAGACGACTTACGAAAGGCGGGAATCCCATGTCGAAAATACTTGTCACCGGAGCCGAAGGCTTCATCGGAAGTCACCTAGTTGAGCGACTTCTGAAAGACGGGCACGATGCCCACTCGACCGTGCTCTACAACTTCCAGGGACTGCCGGGGTGGCTGGAAGAAGTAGAACCCCACCCGAAACACATGGGCGACATCCGGGATGTGGAGTGGTGTTTCAACATTATGAAGGATTTCGAGTACGTCATCCACCTCGCGGCCATGATCGATGTGTGGCATAGCTTTCATCAGCCCAGGCTCTATGTGGAGACCAACACGGTCGGCACGCTGAATGTTGCCCAGGCTTGCGTGAGGAACAACGTTAAGCTCATCCACACAAGTAGTTCCGAGGTATTTGGAACTGCCGAGTACACACCCCAGGACGAGCGACACCGGAAGAACCCCCAATCACCCTATGCGGCGTCCAAGGTCGCAGCGGACAGTTTGGTCAAATCTTTCGTGGACTCGTACTCTCTGCGCGCAGTCACGCTTCGTCCGTTCAACACATACGGTCCCAGGCAGTCCACGAGGGCTGTATTGGCCAAGATGTGCCGTTTAGCGGCGCTGGGAGCTACCGTGTGGAGCCTTGGGAACCTTCAGGCCATGCGGGACTGGGTTTTCGTAGAAGACACTGTGGACGCATTTGTGCGCGCCCTGGAGCTTCCTTTCGATGGGCAGGAATACAACTTCGGAACCGGATGTCCGATATCGGTGAGCGAAGCGCTGGATATCATCGCGGAGTACGCCGGGTTCTTGCCGATGATTGAGGAATCGCCGGTCCAATTGCGCCCAACAGATGCCGAAGTGCATCTTCTCAGTGCCGACGCTTCTAAGTTCCGAGGTGCGACGGACTGGAAAGCCAGGACACCTATAACAGATGGACTGAAGAAAACTCTCGAATGGTGGGGGGATCGGGTATGATTCAACTAGCACCCCCGAATCTGGGCGCGCCGGAACTGGCGAACCTCGCGGCTACGGTGAATACCAACTACGTCGGCCCCGGTGGTGGGTTTGTCACTAAGTTCGAAGAGATGGTGGCGCGCGCCGCACAACGGAAATGGGCGATTGCTGTGGTTACGGGCAGTGTCGCGTTGGGGGTATCGATGGAGATGTTGATACCCGCTGGCGCAACTGTCCAGGTCGGCAGAAATGCTTTTCCCGCCGCCAAAAACTCATTGGAGCGGTTGGAGGCGCATATAGTCTACAACGAGGGTGGGGCTGATCACGATTACGCCCGTTATCAGGGAACACACTGCTGGGCATCGGTGGCTGATTGCGCGCCCGCAATTGGGAACGAGAGAACAAAAGACACCGTGGAGTGCTACTCCTTTGCCGCCAACAAGATAGTTACGTGCGGGCAAGGTGGGGCCATTGTTGGTGACGACCCAGGACTGGAAGAGCAACTTCGGGCGCGTATCGTGCAAGGCTACGGTATGCCCGAGGGCTATAACTTCCGCATGGCGAATGTGAACGCCGCCATGGGATGTGCCCAGATGGATCAACTGAAAGAATTCCGTGCCCGCAAGGTGGAGATATGGGATCGGTATGCCGATCATTTCCCCATGGTGGGGCGCGGACCAAGCCGATGGATGTCGACTGTGCGGTTTAACAGGGTGCCGGTGAAGGAGGTTCAAGATCTCTTGAAGGTGGATGGCATCGAGTCCCGTATCGAGCCATGCGGAATATCCATCCCCTGCGGTACCGGCCTCACCGACGAAGAGCAAACCAAGGTCATCGAGTCCCTGAAAAGGATTTTGACCAATGAAGAACATCCTCGCCATCACGACGGATCGCGCAGATGCCTCGCCTCTCTCTCCAGTTATTGAGTCGCTTCGTGCCAGGGGATGTCTGGTGCAACAGATTGATTGCACCACGCTTGGTGTCGGACGAATTTACACCAAGGTTCGTGAGAAGGTGGGTGGGTTCGATGTCATGTTGGTCTTGGGCGACAGGCTGGAACTACTTCCGGCCTGCACCGCCGCTACCCATGCCGGGGTACCCATCGCGCACATCCACGGAGGAGAAACCACCCGTGGTTCTTATGACAACCAAATACGGCACGCAGTTACCAAGCTTTCCCACATCCATTACGTGGCAACACGTCAAGCGGGAGATCGGGTTGCTGCCTTGGGCGAGATTCCCGAGAACATCCTCGATATGGGAGCGCCGGGACTCGATAACGTCGACAAGGTTATGTCGGATTCGGTACGCAATACCTCAAAGTATTTTGTGCTTACCTTCCACCCGGAAACCCTGGGGAACTCTGACGTGGCCCCATTGCTCAAAGCGCTCGATCAATTCCCGGACTACTCCGTGTATTGGACTGGTGTTAACAGAGACCCCGGCTGGGAAGGCATCTCTTCTGCCATTTATGCTTGGGGGAAGGCTCTTGCTCCTCCAGAGGGCGGTATGTGGGCATACCTACGCCTCGCGCGAGATGCTTGTCTCCTTATCGGGAACTCGTCATCGTCTATCATCGAGGGTCCATCCCTCCTCACCCCAGCCGTAGATGTCGGTACCCGCCAAGAGCTACGAGAGCGCGGCCCGAGTGTGTTCCACGCACCCATGAAGACACCCGATATCGTCAACGCCATCAAGTTCGCGCTGTCGTTTCCCACAGAGGGAAAATACTGGGAAAACCCCTATGGACCGGTGGGTGCATCGAACAGGATATCCAAACACTTGTCGGAAGTAGATCTGACGAACATAAGGATTAAGCCATGATCAAAACTTACGCACTCGCTGGACTGTTCGGGTTTCTTATCGGTGCGTTGGGGTACCCCATTAACGAAGCTGAATTCTGGTACATAACGGTTCCGCTGTCTTTCATCGGCGGGGGCACCATCGGGTATCTGGGAAGGGATTGGTGATGCTATACGGATTTGTCGTGATGGCGTGGTTGATCACGCCCATTGATGGTGCCGGGAAGATCCCCTTTGCGAGCATGGCTGCATGTGAACGAGCCAAACCGGTTATCGCGGCTTTCTATGCTTACAAGCAAGCATTCAACTGTGTGCCAACAGGAGCCAGCCCATGACCTACATAATCGCCGAAGTCGGAGTAAATCACCTCGGAAACGAGTACGTGGCTCATGAACTTATCGAGCGCGCGTCGGAAGCCGGTGCCGACGCGGTGAAGTTCCAGGCCTTCACGCCATCGGAGCTTGATCCGCCTGGATCGCGCCGAGACATGCTGAAGGGGATGACTCTTCCTCTTCCAGCATACGCCCGGTTAAAGCGCAGATGTGACGACAACAAGGTTGATTTCGTTGTCACGCCATTCTCGCCGTACTGGGTCGAAGCCATGGAAGATCTGGAACCGGACTATCTGAAGGTGGCGAGTGGACATCTGGACAACGAACCACTTCTGGATCGTGTGTTCCAGACAGAATTCCGCGTGATCGTGTCGACTGGCATGGCATACGAGAACGATATCCACCAATTCATGGCCAAGTACGACCCCACGGTGCTGATGCACTGTGTCAGCGCATATCCGTGTGCAGTCCATGACGCCAACCTCAAAGCGCTCGACCGGTACAGGACACTCTGGGGAAGTAGTTTTAGGATTGGGTACTCAGATCACACCCAGTCCACCCTGGTACCGGCGCTTGCCAAAATGCGCGGAGCGGAATTCATCGAGAAGCACATCGGGGTGGGTGGTCAGCAGGGGCCGGATGCCTGTGTTAGTCTCAACCCCACAGACTTCAAGTGGATGGTGGATTGCGTCAGGGTCGCAGAGAGAGCCATGGGGCGCGGAGACAAGGATATCCAGACCTGTGAGCAAGAAGCCTATGCAGCGAAGCTGGAGCGCGACAAATGGCGCAAAGACGGCTCCACATCATAGGCAACGGCGGCCATGCCCGCCAAATCCACAGCATGTGCATCAACAGCCAGATGTACGGCCCGAGTGATCAGCTTCCCTTGAAGGGTGACGTGATCATAGGGGTTGGCGAGCTTTCGGCGCGGATACGCCTGTATGGTGAATTTGAGAAACACAGATTTGTTTCCGTGGTTCATAAGTGTGACTTGTCACGCGACTACGGCCACATTGGACACGGCGTGGTTCTCATGCCCGGTTCTATCGTGAATGCAGGTGCCCACATCGGCGATAACGTCATCGTCAATACCGGCGCGCAGGTTGATCACGATTGTTACATCGGTGATCACTGTATTCTGTCCCCAGGAAGTATTTTGTGCGGAGGCGTGAAGCTGGGCATGGGATGCCAGATCGGAGCGGGTGCAATCATCGTTCAAGGAGTGGAGCTAGATGAAGGAACCACTGTCCCGGCTGGGACTTTAGTGGTATCTTCGGATGATATGCGGAGACCTGTGCGGAGTAAGTGATGGGCTATGACAGAGAGTATTATTTGAGGAATCGCGAGAAGCGTCTTGCCTATTCGAAAGAGTACCACAAAAGGAATCCGGAGAAACGAAGGGAGGCATCTAGGAAATATCGTGAGAAAAATCGCGATCTAATTCTGGAGAAGCAGAGAGCGAAGTACCACGAAGACAGGGATGGTCATAACGCTCGTGCGCGACAATGGAAATCTGAGAACAAAAGTAAGGTGGCGAAGTATGCCAAGAAGTATGCCGCACGGAACCGAGAGCATTTAGCGGAGGCTGCCGCTGCGCGCAGGGCTGGAATACGACGGGCGACACCGAAGTGGGTCGATAGGGGAGCATTGGTGGAGATATACAGGAAAGCCAGGAGGCGTGGGTTGTGTGTAGACCACATAATCCCGTTGAAGGGGGATGGCGTGTGCGGATTGCATGTGCCTTGGAATCTTCAGCTTTTGACGGTAAGCGAGAATTGCAGCAAGGGGAACAGGTATGAGGGGAGTCGCGCGGCGAACAGAGAGAACTTTTGCGGACAAGACGATATGCGCAGGCCAATCCGCGTACCGCCGAATGATCGATCCGGCATATTTGGCCATGATAAGGATGCACCATAGCCGTGGTGTTACCGACAGATGGAACTCTGGCCGACCTTTGGTTACATGCTACATTCCTACCTACAATAGACCCGAACTACTTTTCAGAAGGAGCCTTCCATCCATCCAAGCCCAGACCTACGAGAATCTTGATATCATCGTGGCCAACCATGGGTGCAATGCCGAGGTTACCGAGCGGATTGAGGGGTTCATGGCGAAGGATAAGCGAATCCGGCATCTCGCCGTTCCCCGCACGAAGACGTATCCTGAGACTGCGGAGAATCACTGGTTGGTGGGACCGGTACAACCCGCTAACGCAGCTTTGTTGGCGTCAAGGGGTGATTGGATCGCTCGTCTGGACGACGACGACATTTGGTCACCGCACCACATCGAGAACTCTATACGGTATGCGCAGAAAGCAGATCTGGAGTTCGTCTCGTCAATGGCCTCGAATCCCAAAGGACAGATCATTCACCCCTACGACTATCCTAATGGAATCCGCATTGGGTCAACTCAGACTTGGGTTTATCGAAAATACCTACGACTATTCCGTTACAATCGACATTGTTGGCGAAAGCCCTGGGATCGCGTCAATGATATCGATCTCCAAGTGCGCTTTGTTAGAGCAGGAGTCCGTATTGGAATACATTACAAGGTTGGTGCATACGTCGGACTCCGCCCTGATGCGACTGATTGGGGCAGCGCAGAATACCTGAAGAACCCCGAGAAATACGAAGACGAAATGCGGTTCCGGTAAAACTAGTTTTCCAGTATAGTCGCCTAATCCATCAAGCAACCTGAAGCAATGGAGTAGGCAATGGCCCATTTCCAATCCATCAAGGGTCGCCGTCTCGGTCTTTCGTCCACAAACGGCATCTCCCAGTACATCGGTGTCGCCGGTACCGGCGCGACTGATGTAGTCGGACATGCGCAGATGTGGGGCGCAGGCTATACGACCGCGACCACCAGCACCGCCGCATTCCTCAATAACGCCGGTGTCCATGTTCTGGATGTCCCGAGCGCATCGGTCATCTCGATTGAAGCGCCTGTGGCTGGCGTGTCCAAGGAAGTCTGGATCGTCTCGTCCGCATCGGCGATCACCTTCAACACAACTGCCACCAGCGAAGTATTTCTCACCCACGGCAACGGTTCCGGTGGCTCGACCGCAGTTACCATGCAGGGTGCGAACCTCGCGGGCTTGAACTTGACCTTGCGCGGTCTTTCAAGTAGCGAGTGGGGTGTGGTAACCGGTTCAACGGTACTCGTCACCTAAACTACTTCAGGGGCACACATGGCAGAGGCGAAAAAAGGGGCGACCCGAAAGCGCAGTTCGAGTCCGCGCAAGAAGGTCGCCCCTGTTCCTCCCAAGAAGATAGCTCTTCTCGGAACTACTCCCACACGCTTCCAAGCACCCATCGAAGACGACACCTGGACGCTCTGGACTATCGGACCAGGGGGGAAGGACTCCCATCGGTGGGATGCGCTTTTTGAGATTCACCAAGTCTGGCCTGCCGACTTCGCTGACTATCTCAACGATCTCTCCAAGGTCGAACCACCCCAGAAAGTAATTTCCATGCAGCCCATGCCGCAGTTGATCCACAACTGGGCGATGGAGCACGCAAGCGCAGAGGAACCTTTCGAGAAGTGGTTGGAGAAGATCGAGGGGGACTGGAAGGCAAACGTGGTGTATCCGCGCTCCGGTATCATCGAGAAGTACCGAAGGCGCATATGGTTCTCATCCAGCATTTCATGGTTGCTGGCGCTGGCGATGGAAGAGCTACATGCGCACCCAGGCGAGAAGCACATGGGGCTGTGGGGTATCGATCTGGAATCGGGGGAAGAGTACGTGTCGCAGTGGACGGGATGCGCACATTTGATTGATCTGGCCGTGATGACCGGGATCAACGTGCATCTGCCACACGGGACTGGTTTGGAGAGAGATGTGAACCCGTACCCGGACAGGTACGAGACGCACTTGGCGCTCACGCTCGAAAAGAAATACAAGTGGCTGGAAGGCGCAGTTGAGCACCAAACCCAGCAGCTTGAAGAGCATAAGGCGGAAGGATATCGGTGGGAGGGGAGATTGCGCACTTTGGAGGATGGGAACGGTCCAGAGGAGCTGAAGAAGGAGGCGGGAGAGAAGGTGAGGGAGTATAACATCAAGATTGCGCAGTTGACGGCCAATGTGAACCATTTGAAGGGCGAGAAAAGCGCAACCCAGTTCTACAGGCGCATGTACGTTTGGGGGATGATAGACCCGGACGAATGAGCTAGAATGCGCAGGTCAAAAGCGCAGATGGATCTTCGTTATGGGTGGAGTCCTTTCCGACACCCCGCTTGCCAAGTCCCCGATGAATCGCCTCAACGCGAAGATCGAGAAGAAGCTCAATCTTCACAAGAAAGGACTCTCGGTGGTGGCGAAACCACACACGCCGGATTATTCGTCGACACCCGCGCCCACACCTGACTACGCTCCTCAGAAGGACTACGGAGAAGACCGGGCGCGCGCCCTACGCATGTCTGAAGGCGCAAAAAGACGCCGGAACCGGCGAAGCCCGACGATTGCGGGCGACACCGATACCGGCGAGAGGGTTGGTTAAACGACCAGTTCGATTTTGAACTGTTGACCATTCGGCGCAGTGTTCAACCGCTCTTCCATCCGGTCGACGGCGATTTCCAGCGCTTCCGTGATAACTTCAAGTATCACATCAGCGTCGTCATCGTTCATGCGCTGCCATGCCCCATCGGCAATTGACACCTTGACCGTTGAAAGTGTGAAGGGATGATCTGTCATTTCTCGATTCTCCATATCTAGGTTACGGCAAATTGCCAAAAGAAAGGGGACGCCGAAGCATCCCCCAGAATTAGTTCGGTGTTACCGCTCCAAGTCACCCCACGGCAGATTGTCCGCGTCGGGGGACATTATGCCCTGGCGATGATCCTGAAGCATGTAGATGGCCGCTTCGAAAAGCTCAATCGCGCCCTCGCGGGACGTAGCGACCGCCGCGATGGTTGACGAAAGCGCGACTATGGTATCCTCGAACGCATCGCTTTTGCGGCGGCACAGTTCGGGGCCGATCAGGTTTGCTATCTTGGAAATATAATCATTATCATTCGACATTTCAGATTCTCCATGTCTAGGTTGCGGGAAAATTCCCAAAGCGCGCCACGCAAAAGCGCAGCGCAAAAGTAGTTTTGAGGTAAAAGCGCAGATGGGCTTTATTTATCGTCGAATCGCGGCGGCGCGCCGAGAATTTCACGGAGTCGGTCTTCGGTCAGACCTTCCATCCATTCTTCGATTTCCGCCATGATTTCGCGTTCGGTATCGTCCGCTGGGAAAGGCTTGTCGACCTTCGGCTTAATCATCATGCTTTGCATCTCCTTATAAGTTCCGCAGTCAATTCGGAAATGGTGAAGTCCGAAAGCGCGGATTTAGGTTTACGGCGTGCGCGCGGCTTTGATCTTTCCAGCCCGGTCATCACGCCGTTTGGATTCCGAATTACGTTCGCTTTTCGCAATTGAGTTGTCGTGAATCGGACGCGGGTCGGGACTCCGCCGATAGACTGACTCGGCCATGATTCCCGTAATGCGAGGTTCATTTCAGATTCTCCGATCTAGGTTGAGGCAAATTGCCAAAATCCCGGCGGCGCGAACCGCCGGGAAAGGTATCAGTCCAAGAGACTGCTAAAATCGTCCGTTTCCGTAACAACGTTCGGAGTCACGGGAGTCGGCGTTTCCGGCTTATGCGTTACCGTCTCCGGAGTCGCGTCCGGAACCGGAGCGCCGGGAATCGCGTCCCGCGAGATTTGCAGGACTTTCTTCGCCGCCGCCAGCGCTGCTTCGCGCTTTTGATCATCGTATTTCAGCGCTTCGAGGGATACTTCAAAAATGTTCGCCCGAAGTAGTTTCAAGCAATCATCCATGTTCGGATCATCCCACAAATTCAGGCTTTCCAGCGTATCCAAGAGTCCGCCGAGAACCTTTTGCATGGTCCCCGGTTTGAAGTCCCGCCCCATCTTTTCGATGATATCGGTCGCCATTTCCTCAAGACGATCAAAAGCATCGTAGAACGCTTCGCGGAATAGCTCTTCGCGGGATTCATCGATGGCACGCGCCGCCGACTCGTCCGTTATCCCCGCCGAAGATGGCGGCGAAAGAACCATGACCTTTTCCGAGAACCGGGATTCGACCATAGCGGCGGACGGGTAATCGGAACGATTGAACAGATCGCCCATTTCCGCTTCGCGCCTATCCAGTTCGGAGTCGTATTTCGCGACGATTTCAGAGACTGCGACTCGGCGTTGTGCGAAAAGATTTTCAAGCAATCTTTCCGCTTCATCCCGCTTCCCTTTGACTGCGAACAAGCCACGGATACCCGTCGCCAGCCCGACTTTCGGAAGCACGCGCCGAATTTCCCCGTCAATCGTGTCGACGGGACGCATGAATTCTTTAGAGACCAGATACTTGTAAACGGCGGCGGAACCGGACGTTGCATGATTGTCCGACTCGACTCGGCGTTCTTGTGCCTTGTCCCGCTTCGTAATCTGGAATCCCTTAAGAGTCACGCTCATAAGTACCGTATCAGTCATTTCAGATTCTCCGGTTAGAGGGTGCTAGCATCACTTAAAAGTGATAAAGCGGGGGAATCATTCCCCCGAAGTGTTTCCGTGTAATTCCTTTTGAACGATTGACGCGATACGCGCTAGCGCTTCATCCGCCGAATTCGGTTCAAACCCCGGTATCCAGATATCAACGTCACTCGGACGCTTATGTCTGGCGGAACCGTATCCGAAGCAAAAATTTTCTTCGGCGTCCGCTATGGTTTCATCCAATCGGAACTCCAATCGCCGCAACATTGCAGGATGGGCTAGCGCGAAGCTTAACCGGTCAATATCAACCGGTTGATTCGCTTCTTTCAGCATGATCTGGAATTCAAGGTCATCAAGCTTCCCGGTTCCGGACGTGACGCTTTGACCATTCCAAACCAGTTCGACTCGCCAGCCCTGATTTTCCAATGCATCAACGTATGACGCAATCGCGCCGCCGCGATACATCACTTGTTTGCCCTTCACCTTGTAATTGAAGGTTCCGGAGACGCCGATTCGGATAACGGGACTCGGCGTTTCCGCCATGGTCACGTTTTCCATGCAAACCGGATCGCCGGTAACCGCGATTCCGACATCTGGAAAATCGCCGCCAACATCAAGTTCGCGGGTTTCCAGCGCAATCGCGTGAACCAGATTGGAGTCGAATTCATCGATAACGTCCGACATCAAGTCCCGTCCCGCTTCCCATCCGTTAGACGCTAGGTCAACGGCGTGATCAAACGAGTCGGTTTGATTGAACTTGAAATCGTCCTGTTCGGACGCAAGACTCGATTTTTCCCAAACCGGCCTTGTGTTCGAAACGTAATCGATGAAATCATCAAACGACTCGAATCGTCCCACGAGTCGCTTTCCTTTTCGCTCTTGGATCATTTTCAGATTCTCCGTTGGTGCTAGTGTCGCCAAATTGGCAAAGCCCCCGCCGAAGCGGGGAAAGTAATTCTCGGTATCAGTCCGCGCCGTTCCGCATTTCCGTTTTGATTTTCTGGCGAGTCGTGTCATCGAGTCCTTTCCAAATCGTGGACTCTGCGACTTGCGCCTTGTCTACCCCAGCCCGAAGCAATTTCGCGCCGCCGATAGAAGCACGCGGGGAAATGATGACGCGAAGCTTAAGACGATCAACAGCGGCGCGCGCCGATTGCACAAAGTCAACCCAAGAGTCGTTTTGCGCCGCCGCGCGTTCAATGTTGTTGTCGTAATCGATATGGATCGGGAAGAACCGATCCATCGTTGCGCCGTCCAATTGATTGCGACCGACATAAATCCGGTCCGCGCCGCTTCCCCACGTATTCGCCGTGGCGATTGCTCGGAAGTCCGGATGGCGTTCCACAATCTCGTTTCCGAACGCGAAGCGTTCTTCGGACAAGATCATGTTGATTGCGACGGTCGCCGCTGGCGTCCCGCCGTCGATTTCCTCGATCAGCCACACATGGCCATACTTGTAAGCTTCATAAGCTTGAGTCGGAACGAATCGGCCTTGTACGTCGGTGAATCCCGTCGCCTTGTATTCGCTGTTCATTGGCCCGGTAATTCTGATTTCTTGTCCCAGCGCGCGCGTCAATTGATGCGCGAGACGGGACTTGCCGGAACCAGCGGGACCAGTGAACAACGGAGTGCAGCCCGCCGCCAGATACTTCAAAGCGGTTTCGAATTTGCTGTGAAGCACTTCGCCGTCAAACGATGTGACAACATCGCCGATATTGACGGTAATCGTCTTAGGCGGAATGGAGTCGATCACGGCACCGATTGAGTCCATGATCATTTTCTTTACGACATCTTCGGAAACGCCAGACTTGATCTCGTTCCATTTAGGATGGTTCGCGACCAAATCGTTGACTTGTTCGGCGCTCAACGCGCCTTGTGCGATTTCCGTGATAGCCGTGATCAGATTCGATTCTGCATTGGTGTTCATTTCAGATTCTCCGGTTAAGGTTAAGGTGATCATGCTAGGCAAAGTATGATCAAAGTCCCGGCGAACCGGGAAAGTATTTCAGTGGCGCGCCGCCGAAGTATCCGCGAAAGTCATATCGGGACATTCGGCGTATGTCGCCTTTATCCATTGTTGGGTTTGGTAGTCGTATCCTACGAATCCGGTCTCGTTGAATTCGCCGCGCACCTTCAAGTCATCGAGTCGCGTAATCGCTTCCCGGAGAGTCAAAAGTCCATCATGGTAGAACGAAATCGCCATGATGATTTGCGTTGTGCGGTTCATTTGAAAGTCTCCGATATCGGCGCGCATGATTGCGAACCGGTCAAAGTGACAAACGGGGGAAGGGCTATCATTCCACTTCCCCCAAATTGCCTAGCACACGTCCGCGATTAAAAGGTGCGAACGTGCTTTCCGGAGAGAATCTCGTCGCTTCGTTTCCCGGCCCCGTGCCTGTAGCTACGGGCTATCCATCCCATCCGCCGGGGGAAAGCTGACTTATGGCTGGATTTGGCTCTCGGCTTTTATGGCTTCCCGCGTCTCTCAATTTCTTTCCCGAAGGAATGTAGCTTTTGAGGTCAAAGCGTTCCGCTGCCTACCGTCCCGTCCCGGTTCCAGTCCCGGAGAGCTTGCTAGGCTCCGCTTAGCTTCGCTAAATCCTTTCGATTGTGTCCGGCTTCGCCGTTGCCCAAGAGTCAATGCCCAATTGCGGCGGATTCAATGACGAAACCTTGGCGATATTGTGATATATTCACTTGGATAAATCGTTTGTTTTGAGTGGTTTAGGCTCACCCGAACACATTGTTGCCACAATCTCAGAACGACTTTCGGGGAACCCGCCAAATGACACGGTATCGCCACAATTGCCGCGCTAATGACACAACGATTCGGGCTGGATTCGACCCTCAAATAAGGCGATAATGTGTTGATTTGGAATCATTAAACCCTGGTGATCGATATGGGTGGACTCTTCGGCGGCGGCGGTTCCGCAAACCCTGGGACTCCCGTCCCACGCGGCACTGCGCAAGGCGAGTCCGGTTCCGCCGAAGTAGTTTCACGCGCGCCGAAAGGCTCAACGCAATACGAACGCGAGACGCGCCGCAAACGCCGATGGTGGGAAGACTCGGAAGGCGGCGATATGAGCGAGGGACTCGGCGAAGCGGGAACGGAGTCGGAAAGCGACACTGCGGACATTTGACCATGCAAACCGACTCTTGCCCGATATGCGGATTGCCTCACAACGGACCATGCCCAAAATGGCGTTTTAAGCGTCCCTGAAGCGTCCCTTTCCGTACCCTCATATCCCCCGCCAAACCCGCCCCATTGTCCCCTATGGCCTTTCTAGAGCCATTTCCGATACACTATCCCGGTATCCCACTATCACTCTGACGGGAATAGCGGAAAACCATGCCACGGAAGAAGACGCCAGTGGAAATCGGAAGTCTGGCGAGAAGTCATTCGAAATCGGCGTTTAACGTGCTCTGCGGGATCATGAATTCCAGCTATGCGACGCCAGCCAATCGGATGAAGTGCGCCGAACTGATTCTGGCGTATGCGTTCGGTCGACCGACTGCGAAGATTGAAGCAAAAGGCCTGGAAAATCAGACACTTATCATCAACGGTGCCGACACTCGGGACATAGCACGCCGTCTCGTACACGCCATGGGGTCAAGCCCGGAAACTACTTCTGACACTGGCCATAATGACGCCATAATCGACGTGACGCCAGATAATACAACAATATCAAGCACTTAGCGCGCACAAATCGGCCACATAATCGATATTATCACTCATTGTGGCGAATATGCGACGTTCTGCCACGAATCCGCCACATTTCGGGGTGGGGGGGGCGCGAGGCGCGCGCCGGACGACGGACCTGGGACCATCACCCACAAAAATTATTTTTCAAAAAAATCCTTGACCTAACCTACTAATCTACTAATCTACTAATCTACTAACCTACTAATCTACTAACTTACGGTCAGCCATGAAGCTTAAGGAGTGGTGCAATGTCTGCGGATCAAGGACGTGGTGTGGACGAGGATGCGCCCACGCGCCGAAAACTGCTGGAAGAGGACAACGAGCACATAAAGGATGCGATGAGGGCTCTTCTGAAGTCTCTGGAAACGGAGTTCGAGGACGATCCGTCCCCGATGTGGCACACGAGGGTGATGGGGTGGTCGATATGGGTGCTGATTCGTCGAGTACAGGCTCTAGAGGCCAAGTTGAGTGGAATCGGCGATGGCGAGAAAAGAACCGCGAGCGCTACAACGCCTACATGCGCGAATATAGAAGGAAGCCATGATTTGGCGGATTCGGCGGATTCGGCGGAATTGCAATTTTGCCCGACGTGCGGGAAGCCGAATCGGACGATGACGGGTGCGGAGCGCCAGAGGAGATGGAGGGAGAAGAACGGATGACCTATGTGATTATATTTCGTGCCGGTGATCGGCTGGACTTCATTCGCGAGGCTCGGGAAGAGGTGCTGAGTCAGTTTCCGGACGATGATCCTCCAGCGGCGGAATTCGAGACCCACGAAGACGCCGAGGCTTTGGCGTCGGATCATATCATTGCGCGACTGGGGTATCAGATCGTGGAGGTGGAGGTGTGACTGACTTCCCCACCCGCGTACTGGAGCTAATCGAGGAAAATACTTCCGTGGTGGAATCCACCGGATGCCTCGAATGGACCGGAACCAGGAATAACGGCGGATACGGGTTCAAGGAGATATTCGGGCATGGGTGGCTCATGCATCGGGCGCATTGGACAGCGGTGAAGGGCGATATCCCGGCTGGGAAGCTCTGCCTGCATCACTGCGACAACCCGTCCTGCGTGAATCCGGCTCACCTTTATATAGGCACGCACGCGGACAACACGCGGGATGCGATCTTGCGGGGTCGGCATCTGGGGCGGGTACCGGAGTGGGGTGTGAAGAAGTCCCGTGTCCGGAAACTGACTGACGAGCAGGTGCGTGGGATTCGCGGTGCTGTCGGTACCCAGAGTCAGATTGCGAGGGAGTTTGGATGCTCGCGGAGTTACGTGAGTGAAATTCGATCTGGAAAGAGGAAGGGGTTGGTAAAATGATCACACTATTTCGCTGGATCGCGGCCTTCGTTGTCGCGGGATTCATCGGATTCGGCCTTATATGGGCATTCGCGCATGTGGTGCAGAACGCGCCGACGTGGATCGGCAAAGCGGCTGCCCAGATCGAGCGGGCTTATGAGGAGGAGAAGGAGAAATGACAACCTGGAAACTCGTACCCGTAGAGCCTACGGGTGAGATGCTGGCTGAAATTGAGGCGAACCGGAACAATCCCCGGTGGGCGTGGGAAACCGCTTTAGCAGTCGCCCCCGAACCGGATGATGAGGTGGTAGAGCGGGTAGCGCGGGCGATACAAATAGCGCCCTACAGAACTGATGAGTTCGGCAACTTAACGGATGCTTCTTATATTGATTTGGCCCGCGCCGCACTCAAGGCGCTAGGGAGTGGTGATGACTGACATTGTAGAGCGAGCCAGGGCACGGTTCCCCCGCCCGAAACATGCAGATGATGGGCTGATCGTGAGGGAACTATGCGACGAAATCGAGCGTCTGCGCGAAACGTTGAACCACCACCAACAGAGCCAAGATTGGCCCGCAATGCTCGCCAAGCTAAAACGCGCCGAAGCGGTGATCGAGGCGGCGCGAAACTACGTCCGCTGCTCTAAAGACCCCAATCTGTCTCCATACATCAAAGAGAATGGATTGACATCTGCAGCGTCGCCTTGGGCAGAGTTGTGTAACGCCCTCGCCGCCTACGACAAGGAGCGCAGCGATGACTGATGACACTGTAGAGCGATTGAGGAACGCTGTCCGACTGCTTAACCGTGGCGATACGCCGGAAGCCGTTGGGCAGGTGATTGCTGAGAGTATCGAGGATGCAATAAGGGAAATAGACCGTTTACGCCAAGCTTTGGATGCTGAGCAGAACACAATCAGATTGATCCGTAAATCAACCGTCGAAGCTTACACCAAGGAGAACAGGGATGATTAAGTGGAAGTGCGCCCGTTGTGATGAATGGTGCTGCGATAAGGATGACGCTAGTGATCTTGATGTCTTGCAAGCGGAAATCGAGCGTCTGCGCGGGATTGAGGACAGGTATGATGCTGATCGTGTTGTGCTTCGCGAACGATTAACTCGCGCCGAAGCGGTGATCGATGGTATCCGCAAGCTCCCTCGTTTCATAAGTGGGATGGTCTACGATCCGATTGCGGACGCTCTCGTTAAGGCGCGCGACATTGATGCCATTCTTGACGCCTACGACAAGGAGAACAAAAAAGATTAAAAAAACCCTTGAACTATAAAAACAGCCGTCGTATATAACAAAGTGTTGGACGGAACCGGAGGATGGACGGATGGACGCACAGGGCAAGTGCCTCGTGAATTCGAAAGACCCGATCTTCATGACGGACATCTATGATCACTACCTGAGTGGTCCGTCCATGGCTGGCGTGCGGCGGCGTCTACAAGAGAGTCCGCATGATCTGTGTCTGGCGTGTCTCGCTCTGGACGTGCTTGGGGTGGACAGTCCAGCCGCATGGCACAACAGCATCACGCGAATGGAAATGGAAATCGAGAGGCGTTGAGATGGAAATCAGACGAGCTACCGATACCGAGATGTTGCTCACCCACCTGGAAGAACTGGGTGATACCCTGGAGCGTGCCGTGATACTCCAGGCGAACGCCTTCTCCGAACCGCCGCGCGACGCGGATCATGCGTTGGAGTTGATCGCGTACCTGACCGACAAGCTGCGGGTGCCGACCCTGGAGATGATCGAAGCACTCCGGGATGCGACCTTGGTGGTCATGGAGATGGACGGTGCATCTAAGGTTACCTTGGACGCCGTGCGTACCCGCTTGGACACCACCAAGCTGCGGAGAGCAACCCGATGACCGAACCCGTTGTCTACATGGACTCGGACGAGGTGACACGGCTTTACACGCTTACGAGCCTGATTCACGCCTCGTACTGTGATCTGCATGGAGAGCTTAAGGCGACCGATGGTCACCCGAAGAACGTTTCCAAAGACCGACTTACGCGCATGGCTGAATCTCTTGACGATATCGGCACTCACATGGAGGAGATGTGTGCGCTGTTCGGCAAACTGAGGCACGGAGAACTGTGACAAACAACCAGGAAACTATTTTGGAGAAGTCGTCGGATGTTCCCTTCGACGAAATCCGGAGCCGCCATCGCAGGAACAAATATAATTTCCAAGATTTGAGCGTCGGCGATTCTTACCTCTTGAAGAGCGACGATCCGATGGAGATCCAGTCGGCGCGCTCTGCGGTTTCTCACTTCGGGCGGCGCTACGAGCGAAAGTTCGCCACCCGGATCGTGGAGAATGGATTCCTCCGGATTTGGAGGCTTGAGTAATGTCACGGATTCACTCAATGGGGCGGAGGAGTCTTCTCCGCTCCCTTGTCGGTGTCGTCGCCGGTGGACGTGCTGCGGTCGATATGTCCACGAAAGCAGTTCTGGGGCAGTACGACAAGGTAGGGCTGGCTGGCGCGCTCGACGCAGATCATGCGGCGGATCGCATGCCCCCCATGGTTTCGATTGCGCCCGGAGGCTTATTCAAGAATGCCATCCGCCGTGCGTTGGATGCCGCCCAGCAGGAATACTGGGATCGGGCCTCATACAAGGTGAATGGCTTCCATCCGAATATCCTTGCCTTGAACCTCCCGGTGGCTACCCTGGCGAGGTTGCAGCGTGAACAGGATGAGCGCGCGCTGGGGCGCGTCGACCGGTTCCGCAAGAAGCTCGGACTGAGGAATAGATTCTGATGGCAGTCATCTACACACACCTGACCTACGAACAGTACAAGTACCTGGAAGACCAGATGTTGGACTTCAAGGAGAAGGAGACCGCCCACAAGACGGAAGGCGGTTTTTACCACAAATCCATCCGGCTGGAGATCACGCCGGATCTGATCATGGAATTCCATGGTCCGATGGTGGGTGGTTATGGACACAACGAAGACTAGGATTGGCCGATGGGAGGGGCGTGCCCTGCCATGGCGGGACTGGTTCGCGTGGTATCCTGTTCGTCTCGGCAAGGTTGGCCGTCTCGTGTGGATGTGCCCTGTGCGCCGCCGCCCAGTCACCTGTAATACGTTTGATGATTTCGGATTGCCGATCCGAGGATTGAGGTGGGAATATCGGGAGAAAGCTAGATGCCCTTCGACAAGTTCTGGGAACTAGTTGAGTGGAAGACCGGTAAGGGCAACGCCGAGAAGGCGTACAAGACCAAGACCGAGTGGCCGGGAGATAAAGAGGCAGCCGAGGTATACAACGCCTATGTGTTACGCACCGGAAAATATGCGAAACATCCGGGTACTTGGATCAGGGCCAAGGGGTGGCTCGATACCGACAGACCCGAGGCACCTGTTTTCAATCCGAACATCGCTCACGAGGAATACAAGCCCAAGCCCTACGAGCCGAACCGCGAGAGCTACATCGAGCACCATACCGATATCACTCGGAAGTGGTACGCGCGCATGGGGCAACTCTACGGGCACGAAAGCTCCAGGCCGGTCATTCTTGTAGGCTTCGGCCACGAGCTTCAGCGCGGCCCGGAATACCACCCGCTCAACGGCTGGATGGTCTACCTCTTCATGAGATTTTCCCGGCGGCTGGCTCGGTACGCATGGTGTCAGACTGCCTACGAGGAAGGTCGATGCTCCAAGCCTGATCTGGAGAAGGCACGACGCGACTGCCTGCCCACTCTTCAGGATGTGGACTCTTGTAAGGCCATTGCGGCAAAGTATGATAAGGGTAAGGCACCCGAAAGTACTTTGTACGAGATCAAGATACGCAATGACCTCCCAAGCCTTGGTGAGCAAAGAGCCAACGCTCGACGAGATTCAGAGGAAGCTGGACGATCTTCCACATGAAGAACTCCAGAAAGTCGCTGAACAGGCTTACGCACTGGTCCCTGACTGCTGGATACCGAATCCGGGTCCGCAAGAACAGGCGTATAATTCACCTGCTGACATTTTGTTGTATGGGGGCCAAGCAGGCGGCGGGAAATCCGCCTTGGTCACGGGGCTTGCGCTCACGCGGCACAAGAACTGTCTCCTCATCCGGCGGCAATATTCGGACATGGGGAGCATCATCGAGGATACGCTGAAGCAATACGGAAGCCGTGATGGATTCAATGGGAGCGCTCCAGCGACACTGCGTACACGAGATGGAAGAAGGATTGTTTTCGGGGGGGCGAAAGACCCCGGCGATGAGGAGCACTATAAGGGGCAACCTTTTGACTTGTTGTGTGTCGGACGCGACACTCCCGTCCTTATGGGAGACGGCTCTTATCTAGCAATCCAAGATTTGAAGGTCGGTATGCGTGTCCAGACGCTCCAGGGCGCTCGGCGCGTCACGCGCATCTATCCGGTCAGGCGCGACGATGCCGTCCGAATTATTACTCCGTGGGGTTCTCAGGTTCAGTCAGCAACCCATTCGCTTCTAACCACCGCTGGGTGGGTTTCCCACGATACGTTCGGTGGATCATTCCCTTCTTCGATTTCGGTATCCAGTGGATATCGTTTATCTCCACACACTTCACCAGTGTCCGAGGCGACACACCGGTCATATCGCACAGCATTTTCATCGAGTGCTGATCGCTTTCGGCGTATTTTCGCACGATTGCCACAAGTTCCGGGTCGTCGGCTCGTGTCGGAGATTTCCGTTTCCTTGGCGCGACTTGTTCGGGGAATCGATGCCGCAGGGTCATATGGGTTATTCCAAGAGACTCGGCGGCTTCTTTTATCGTTCGCCCCTCAAGAGCTTCTTCTACGGCTTCAGCAGTTATCCCTCTCTCCAGCCACTTATCCTCGTTATATTTCCGAGAATGCAGAGAGTGATGGGCCGATTTGGTCATTATCTGGAGATTCGATGGATCGTTGTTCAGGGGGTCGTGATCCCTGTGATGGACGCACTCGTAAGATTCTAAGGGACGCCCGGCTATATCTTCACCAATCAGCCTGTGTTGCGCCGCCCATCCCCACTGGTTCGCAAGATGATGGCCGGGAACAAACTCCCAAACGTACTTTCCGTAACATATGGTACGCCCACCCTTATACGATGGATGAACGTCGAGCGAGTGAGTCTGTCTTTTCTTCGAAATTCTCTTACGAGTCATTGGGTGTTGTCGACCTTTACGATATCGAAGTGGATGGGGAGAATCATTATATCACCCAAGGTGGATTTATCAATCAGAATTGTCTAGATGAGGCATCTCAATTCCTCGAATCTCAATTCCGATTCCTTTCCGGATGGAATCGCTCAACCGAACCGGGCCAGCGATGCCGAATCATTCTAGCAACTAATCCTCCGGAGAAACCCTCCGAAGGCCAATGGCTCATGAAGATGTTTGAGCCGTGGCTAGACCCCCACCACCCCAACCCTGCCGAACCTGGAGAGCTACGATGGTATGTGTCAGATGAAGAAGGCGAGGATCAGGAGGTGGATGGTCCGGAACCCGTACAAATGGGACATGACCAAGACGGTCTTCCACGATACGTCAAACCTCTATCGAGAACATTCATCCCCGCCCGCCTCACGGATAACCCTTTTCTCACGGGTACGGGATATGATGCGAAACTGGATTCGCTCCCGGAACCGTTAAGATCTGCCGTCCGTGATGGGAACTGGATGATTTCCCATGACGACGATGAATGGCAGGTAATCCCGACCAACTGGGTACTCCAAGCCCAGCAGCGCTGGCATCAGCGCCCGCCCATGGATGTCCCGATGTGCGCCATTGGCGTAGACGTGGCCCAGGGCGGCAAGGATCGCACCGTCTTGGCCCCTCGGTACGGTAACTGGTTCGCGCGCCCACTCCAGGTGCCGGGAAAGGACACCCGCTCCGGTGCCGACGTGGCGGCTCTGGTCATGAAGTACCGGAAGAACCAAGCCGAGATCATCGTCGACATGGGCGGTGGTTATGGCGGCGCGACCTATGAACACCTGAGAGCCAACCAATTTACGTGCCACGGCTTCAAGGGACAGGAAAGCTCTGCCGCGCGTACCGCAGATCGACTTCTGGGGTTCTACAACAAGCGTGCCGAGGCCTATTGGAAGTTCCGAGAGGCACTTGATCCAGATCAACCCGGCGGTTCCGATATCGCACTTCCGCCCGACCGAGAGCTACTGGCCGAGTTGGTTGCGAGTCGCTATGAGATGACGAAGCAAGGCATCCGCATCGAACCCAAGTCCGAAATCAAAACCCGTCTTGGCCGGTCGCCAGACCTTGCCGACTCCATCATTATGGCGTTTGCCTACGGCTCGAAACATTTGACGCATGGACAAATATGGCGGCGTCATGCACAATCCGCGCAGCTAAATCAGCACAAAGTAGTTCGTGGTTACGAGCGAAAACGCCGCCGGAGATAGCGATGCCCGACGCACCCATCAAATGGTACGCCCGCCAGAGCAAGAACAAGCAAATCCCGTGGGCGAAAGGACTTCCTGACAACACCGGTGTGTCGAAGTCCATGACGGATGTCACCGAGGAAATCAAAGAGAATCAACGCAGGCGGAAAACTCTCTCTAGTTCGAAGAAAATGACAATAGAGATGGGCACAATAGCCACGTACCCTGCCAGATCGTGACTGG